TTGCTATGGATTATAAGGAGAAAGTAGATATACATGGTGAGAAGATACAACAAGCTAAGCTAGCACCCGATGTCACTGTGGATATAGCAGGAGTTGGTACTCTGAAGTTTGAAAGGTTGAGTTTTAAGACAACTACTCCTAGTCTAGATAACCATGCTAGAACAGGGTTTGTCAACTTGATACAAGCAACAGATGCACTCATAGCTAGGCATATCCTAGTATCACTCGCAAGGCAGGGAGCACAACACGCAATATCAGTTCATGACTGTTTCAGAGTTAATATCAACGACTTCATAGATGGTAAGCTGCATAAAGCAGTAAAGGATGCATACAAGGCTGTGTTTGTGAATATGGATGGTAGAGGTGATATACTCAAGAACTACTTCCAAGGTGTCAAGGATGCTGGAGGCACGTTCCCTAAGTCATCAATAGCCTATATGTTAGCTGATGGAGCCTTAAAGATGGATGATTGGGTTGAAGTAGAGGATATCATTGACTCTTTAGAGAATAAGATAGATGGTGTGGAAGGTGCTTACTACTTCTCCAAGTAAGTAAAGCAGGCAAGGATGCTACTAACTAACTAGGTTGTGCGCTTGACAGGATAAGAACAACTGTTTAGTACGAGTCTGGCTCGTCCCGTTAAATGCCTGCACAGTCTTCAGCACCAACCTAGAGTCATAACAACGCTACAGGTTATCTAGGTAGCATTTTAAAGCACAAGGTCAAGGTCAAGGTCAAAATCAAGATCAAGGTCAAGACCTACCTAGAAATATAGGCAGAGTCTGATTAAGGTCAAGACCAAGTAGAACTATAGGTAGAGTCTGATTAAGAGCAAGACCAAACAGAATTATAGGTAGAGTATCATCCCTAGCCACAAGGAATGGCAAATCACTCATTAAACCATAGGTCATGTCACATAATGGCTGTGTAGACCTACGTAGACATCCTTAAACCCTTACTACGCCTATCCATTAGAGTGGCAAGTGCTGCGGTAGGTCTATGGATGGCTGGGGAAATGCAGTTGAAGGAATGGGGAGCGCTGGGGCGGCAGCCACCAAGCCACTAATAAACCCTAACCACACAATAGCCAGCAAGCTAGACCAGTGCTACCAAGGCTAGATAGACTATTTAGAGGCTTGGTAGCTAGTATATAACCTAGGCGCTCATCTGGGAGTGTACGGATAGAGCTTACTAAACCTCGTAGTGTCCTATGTATGTCCTAGTATGTATACAGAGTTTCATAGTTAGAGGCCAGAATTAGGCAAATAACATCTTAGAATAACCCTACCTATCACAGGTAGGTAGAACAAGTCAGCCCTGATTAGGGTTGTTACTTAAACTTAACTTAACTCAGGAGTATTACAATGAACACTTATCTAAAGGTTATACTAGTTATAGGATTATTCCTATTTATGGTAAAAGTAGTAATAGTACCAGCAGTCGTTGGTATAATGATGGTGATGGTGTAATGAGCAAGTCTATGCTAGAAATGTATAAGTTGTTTAAGAACGATCCCAATTGGAAGCAGCTTAGTTTAAAAGTACACAACCCAAAAGGATTTTACAGTGTTGCAATAGGAGAAACAGTAACAACACTAACGCAAGTAGACTTAAACTCAGACCAAGTAAGGGAAGTTAGATTAGTTAGTAGTAGTCGTGGAATGAGGCAATCTATTTGCGTGTCCTACAAGCTTGAACAACCAGTACAGGATATAGCTCTAAAGTTTGTAGATAGTTCAACTGACCGAACAAATATCTTTTAGAAATATAGGTAGAGTATTACCTAAGCAAGCAAACGGTTCCCTAGGAAGGAGCCACTGGCACTCATAGCTTTACACGCTTGTGAGTTGGGTGCTATTACAAATTAGACTCACGAGATGACTGACTACGCAAGAAGTGTAGCAGGTAAGGTTCCGCCTATCTACACAAGGGAGCCAACAAATTTAGGGTTACAGGTTAACCTTACATCGGCACGACAGCCGTAACATTAGACAAGTTCCTATTAACTTTGTGTAATGTGTCCATAGTAACGACAGCACCTTCATAGCTGTAAGTGAAGTAGCGCGTATAAAATCTCGAAAGGTAGCGCGAACATAAATGAGCCTTAGAGTTGAAAAGAAGATATAAGAAATCTTCACACAAGCAATAGAGGAGTAAGGGACCTAAAGAAGAGCCTTTGACAGCTAGGAATTAGACTAGCAGGTTCGGCTCTCACCTATATAAGTAGAGCCAATAACGCACAATGTGCATCTATCTTAACTTAATAAAGAGAAACTATTATGACTAACTCAATACTATCAAAGCTTTCAAAACTGACCGCTGTAACTTCTTCTACGCAAGTAGCCAAGCAAGAAATGACAGCACAGCAAGTAGCTGATTGTAAAGCTGCAATCAAAGCCAAGAACCGTGGCTACAACGTACAGCCGAACAAGTATGATCTTGCTCAACCTTACAGAGTAGCAATCAACTTTAATAACACTTGGCAGAATTACGGTGATTTCGCCAGTGCAGATGTTGCAGCAGCAGTAGGTACTATTGTATCAGCAGCCTTCTTCGGAGATAATGCTAGAATTGGCAGCTTCGATGAGAAAGTTGCAGAAGCAGATCCGAACTTTAGCACATGGATTGCAGATCCACGCAATGCTGATGTACTAGCTCGTGCTGAAGACTCTGAACTATGCTACTTCAAGACTGGAGAAGAGCCAACTAAGAGTCCAGCTCAAGAAAAATCACCATTCTAAGAAGTTGTTAACACACTCGATAGCTCAAATGCAGAGCCATAGACTGCCAAAGGTTCGACTCCCTTCTATATGGTATGGCTATATTAAATGTCGTGGGTATGCAGGTTCAAGTCCTGCCGAGTGTGACTTTTATTCAGTTCTAAAGCAGTAGATATATAGATAGCCTTCAAATGAGGGCTATCTAGTATAATTATTGATTAACATCAGCAAAGCTAGTGGTAAGCCCTGTAAAGTAATTAGTTACAACATATAGTGGAGTCAGATGAAAGATATTAATTTACAAGAGGACGATTTTGAAATCATAGAAATCAAACGTACACTAAGTTTGGCCATGATTAAGATAGGTGGAAGGAAAAGGTTTGTACAAAGAAACCTAATACCTATCAAACGTAGGCGTGAATACTACGAGATGCGGAAAGCTGAAGATAAAGCCCAAGGATCTCAAGGACAATATTAACTTAACTTAACTTAACTTTAGCAGGAGAAGAAAATGAATACTCGTAGATACTATGTTGCAGAAGATGGAACAATCGTCTGGATCAACTAAACACTAGCTCAACCTTGACAATATCTTGGTTGGGCTTTAAAAGTTACACTCAACTAACTCATAACTATTTGGAGCTAACTATGACCGAATTAACAAACCAAGAATATTTCGATAAGACTGTCAAGCATATTATAGCTCAAGGTAGTGCTTGTAAGCTTTATAATGAGTCTGGTAGTCACTGCTTATTCAAATGTGGATCAAAAAGATGCGCAATTGGCTACTGGATTCCTGAAGAACACCCAATACTACATTACACATATGGTGGTATGGATACATTAGCTAAACACTTTCCAGAGCTAGAAGGAGTTGCATGGCCTAATACAGAGCATGGGTATGATTTAGCATGTTCTTTACAGTTCTTACATGATCTTGATATAGTAGGACGTAAGATTTTTGAAGAAAGAGTAAATGGTATAAAGGAAATGTACAACTTAAACTAACTGGGAGATAGCTATGACCGAATTAACAAACCAAGAATATTTCGATAAGACTGTAAAGCATATAATAGCTCAAGGTGATGCTTGTATGAATAACAGCGGATGCGATTGTGTATACCGTAATGGAACAAAAAGTTGTGCGGTAGGTTACTGGATTCCTGAAGGATACGTAGCAGAAAATGAAACAGGTTGTATAGGAGCATTACTTTATAACTTCCCAGAACTAAAAGGAATTGCATGGCCTGATACAGAGGATGGGTATGATATAGCGTGTTCTTTGCAGAATTTGCATGATGAAGATATAGTAGGAACTGAGTATTTCGAAAAGGAAGTAAATAAAATAAAGTTTAGATTCACCTTAAACTAACTAGGAGCTAACTATGACCGAATTAACAAACCAAGACTATTTCGATAAGACTATCAATCACATAGTGCAGCAAGGTGATGCTTGCATGATCGGTCCGCATTGTGCATACCGTAATGGTACAAAAAGTTGCGCAGTAGGCTACTGGATTCCTGAAGGACACATGGCAAATATGTCAACAGGTGGTGTAGGCTCACTAGTTGGTAAATACCAAGACCTAAAAGGAGTTGCATGGCCTGATACAAAAAATGGAATACATTTAGCACGTGCTTTGCAGTGGTTGCATGATGAAAACATAGTAGGAACTGATCTTTTCGAGAAAGAAGTAAATAAGATAAAATTTAGATTCACCTTAAACTAACTAGGAGATAACTATGACCGAGTTAACAGACCAAGACTATTTCGATAAGACTGTCAAGCATATTATAGCTCAAGGTGATGCTTGTAAAAATAAGAGTGGGTCCTGCGTATACCGTAATGGCTCAAAGAGTTGTGCAGTAGGTTACTGGATTCCTGAAGGACATCCAGCAGAAAGTGAAACAGGTAGTGTAGACTCATTAGTTGATACCTACCCAGACCTAAAAGGAGTTGCATGGCCTGATACAGAACATGGAGTTTATTTAGCTCTGGAGTTGCAGAGGTTGCATGATGATAACATAGTAGGAACTGAGGCTTTTGAAAAAGGAGTAGCTTGCATAAAGTCTGAATTTAAACAGGTTGGGATTTTACTATGACTAAATTAACAGAACAAGACTATTTCGATAAGACTGTCAATCACATGGTACAACAAGGTGACGCCTGTATGTTAAATGGGTTCTGCGTATACCGTGCTTACTCAAAAAGTTGTGCAGTAGGTTACTGGATTCCTGAAGGACACCCAGCAGAGGGCGAAGTAGGTGGTGTAGACTCACTAGTTAATGGCTACTCAGATCTAGAAGGAGTTGCATGGCCTGCTACAGAAAATGGAATTGCTTTAGCTGGAAGGTTGCAGAATTTGCATGATAAAGATGTAGTAGGAACTGAGGATTTTGTAGAAGAAGTCGATAATATAAGATCTAGATTTAAACTAACTAACTAGGTAGACCCTGTACTAACAATCAATCAATCAACTAACTAGGAGACAGACATGAATCTGTATGATGACCAATTAAGAGCTGCCGCTCGCTTTGAGAAGTGGCTATCTACTTCTTCACAGACGTTTGCAGGTCTATGGGCTTCAGCAGGCTATGGAAAGTCTTTTACAGCAAAGTACTTGATAGAAGAAGTAATACTTAAGCATACCAACTACACGCCAATACTTACCAGTACTACTCACTCAGCAGTTGAAGTGATGGAGCAGTTTACTGGTAGACCTGCCACTACCCTACACTCATTAATGGGTTGGGTTCCACAGGTAGTAAAAGATACTGGCGAGGAATACCTAAGCACTCCAGAGATGCGAGGCAAAAAATCTAATCTTGTAAAGGACATGATAGTACTAGTAGATGAGGCTGGTACACTAGGCCATGAAGAAATGCGTTTACTTACTTTAGCATGTCAAGAAGCAGACGCTCGTGTATTGTTCATTGGAGATCACAAGCAATGCTTTCCAGTTATTAAGGAAGGCGAAGAATTGTGCGTACCAGCTCATAGGGCCACAGAATGTATGCTTGAGTTAACAGAACCTAAGCGTACAGACAGGGCTAACAATATATTTAAACTAAGCGAGAAGTACAGAGCCACTGTTGATGGTGGGCCACAACCTATCCTATCCACTAAATTAAATGTGGATGGTAAAACTGGTGTAAGGTATGTCGATGATATAGAGGAAATGGCTTACAAAGCATTTGCCGCTGGCATACGAGATGGCAACACAGACAATATTAAGGTTCTAGCCTTTACAAATCTACGCTGCTTATCATTAAACCGTAAAATCCGCAAGAATGTCTTAGGACATAAAAGCCAGATACCTACGGTGGGTGAAGTCATGATTGCTAACACATCTATAACTGATGTAGAAGGTAATGTGATGATTAAGAATAACGAGCGAGTAGTAGTTACGTCAGTTGAGGAGACTGATAATCACGGTCTAAAGGGAGCTTTCATTACCTACGATAACTTAGACGGAGAAGGTATACCAGAATCGGTATTTGTTCCTGAGAGTCCAGGTAGGTTAGCGGATAGGCTCAAGAAATTGTCCAATGAAGCTAAAGGCTACGGAGCTAATGGCTTTAAAGACGAGTCAAGCGCACTATGGAGAACATTCTACAGCCTCAAGGAAGGTTGTGCAGATATTCGATTCACCTATGCAATGACTGTAAACAAAGCTCAGGGTATAACACTCAAACATGCTTTAATAGACATGTCTGATATAAACAAGGCAAGCTCCTTCAGTCGTGAAATGGCTGCTAGGCTTGCTTATACTGCTGTATCTCGTGGAACTACTTTTGTAACTATTGAAGGAGACCTAACATGACTATAAGGGAAGATGCTAATAAACTGTGCAAACTACTATATCACGAATTATCTTTGATAGGATTTTATCCTGCCTTAACTGGAGGTGTACTGTACAAAAAAGGTGTCAGGAAAGATATAGACATTATTGTATATAGGAATAGGCAGCTAGTAGAGGACTTTGAACTTAAAGATATAGAGAGTACACTTGAAAAAGTTGGTATGATTGAATTCAAGCACTATGGATTTGTTACCAAGTGCCTATGGATGGGCTACTCAGTAGACCTACTTAACCCAGAAACAAGTGATAGTAAAGGTTACGATAACCCAATAAAGTTTAAAATAACAGGGCGGTTTAATGATGAAACTGTACTAGAGATCAAGAAGGGTAGCAGAGGTGCTATGACAGACTTATTAAGAGTAATCGTAGAAAATGAACTACACAACGGTGGCTAACATGAATATAGAAAAAGTAGTAGTAGACGGAGTTTTAAAAGATGTAACTCCAGAATTAGCGGCTGAGATGTTTGCAATAATGAACGCACACAAACAAGCCATATTTTTCAATAAATTAGCTGAGTTAATCTCTAAATGGGATAATGGAATGGGTAGTTTTGCAATGCAGTTACAGTACATAACTGATGAAGAAGAACTAACCACAGAAGGAAGAAGGGTTATGGAGCTGATTGGTGAGTACGCCAAAGAGCAAGAACCTTTATTTAACTTTAATTATTACAAAGAGCAAGACCCTTTCTTTGACTAGATAACTTAGGAGAAACAAATGAGAACTTGGAAAGTAGTATCGTGGGAAGGAGCAACAAGTTTCTTCTCTTCTTACACAGAATCAGAAGCTAGACAAGATGCAGAAGATTTCTGTAGAGACTCTGGCGGGGTAAAGGATTGGGATGAGCAGTAGCTATTACCGTTCTTACAAAGCTCCAGACCCTAAATGGGACTGGGAAATCTTATTAATAATGGTTACTTTAATGGTACTTTTAGCATTATAGGCAGAATATAAGGAGAAATAAATGAAACTAGGAGAACCTTTATTACCGCCTCCTCCTACACCAAAGGATGATGGAGTGTTCGTATCACATGAAGAGTTAGTAAAATATAGTAAGCTTATATCAGGTGAAATGACCTCACCTGCCTATATAGGGGAGTTTATGGACTATAGAGAGAACTCTGCATCACTAGAAAGTTTAATAGAAGATATTATGTTAAATATGGGGAAGGTACTCCTATATGACAGATGTAGTACTAAGCAAAAAGGAGTGCTTATAGCTTTTATATTGCACAGAGCCAACAGCATAGTTGGTGGCCGAGTTGCAGACATACACCCTAGTCTAAGTGAGACAAATACCCTAATAATGAAGTTAGATTTCATGGATGACCTTGAGACCCCTAAAGCACTTGATGGAGATAAACTTGCTTGTGCTAGAGATAAACTTTATAATAATACTCATGGATTTTTCCACGGTCATCATATACTTTTCGACACCCCTATTAACCCTAAAGAGAATTTTATGAAAATTACAAGACCAATTATGGTAGGATCAGTAAATATCCTAGAAGCGTCTGACGATACATTAGTTAGCCTTATTAGGAAAGCTAAAAGTCAAATTGAAGCAGACAAGGATATGGCAAGTATATCCTCAAAGTTTAAAGATAAGAAGAAGGAACTCGACAAGGTAGTACGGCTATGCCTTAAACAGTTAGATGGGGAAGAAGAAAGTCCTTTTCCTGACGTTTAATAACATTGACCTAATAGGTGAAGACCTTTATACTATTCGTAGGCAGGATTATATCCGTCAGTCCTACGTGCTAGTCATAGTTGAAGAACTTTAACCTAGTCGTGGCTACACCTGAGATAGACTATCCACTAGATTAGATGTGGATAGCCAGACTAAATGTAGATAGCCACGCACCCAATTATTAACAATGGAGGAGAGATCCTATGAAGTCAAAGAAAGAAAAACAAGAAGAAGCGCAAATTCGTGCTGCAAAGTATGACTTTGCCAGATCCAAAGCTAAACGTACTGGATCAGCAACTGAGTCCGAGTGGAATAAAGCTAGGAGTACTAAATAATGAATGGTAAAAAAGCAAAATTACTTAGAAGACTGGCTGGTGTAACTAGCAAAACACAAAAGTCCCGTAGTTACTCAGGAGTTGAAAGAACAGCAAGGGTAAGAACCCACAAAGAGGTGAACCTTACTACAGGTAAGGAAGAGGTAGTATCAAAGATAACCACTCACACTTACCAGCTAAATCCCTCTACTCGTAAGTTGTACAAAGCTATGAAGAAATCAGCCACTAAGAGGTTTGGTGGAATGGTCGCAGGAGCTTTTTATAAGAACAACGCAGTACAATACGACCTATAGGTGCTAGAAGCATCTGGCGTAAAGCCCGTCACTGTTAAGACGTAAACAAGCGTATAGTAGTGAGTCTACTAGACTGATGGAATAAGACATCTCGCAGGCAGAAATCAGCAACCTGCCGTGAATAAAGCTGTATATGGCGGTAAACCACCTTGCTTTGGAGTTAGTTGCCAAGCTTAAGCACTGAAAACTTGACTGCTAGGAATAGACTAGCAACCCCTTAACCATTACTTAAAGAGAAACTATATGACAATTGAAATCACAACCCTACCATCAGGCACATCTATTATTGAAGTTGATGGTGAAGTAAAAACATTTGCAAATGAAGCACTCGCCAAAGCTGCAATCGCTGTTATCGAAAATGGTGCAGAGTACTTGCGTCTTGGTGAAGCTTATGCAGCTAGCAAAGGTCTCACTGGCAAGAACGCCAAAGGTAAAGTAAACGTAGTTTCTGACTACCTTGCTTGGGTAGACGCTGGTATGCCAGAAGCTGCTCCTGAAGATGAAGGTACTGAAGATACTGAAGATGATGCAGGTACGCCAGACTCTGCTACACAATTCTAGAAAACGTTCGCCGGTGCAATATAGTCAGTTAATGCTGTCTATATGACTTACAGGGCTGGTTAACATCAGCCCTGTTTTAGTTTACTTAGCCCAACTTTAAAGGAAGGCCAGGTTTGTGAGGTACTAAGACCTATTTATAGGGTATGATGTACCTATACTTAAAGTATGTGCTTGCCTTAGCATTGTCTAACCTGCTTTAGGGTTGGACTAAGTAAATTGATGAAAGCCCTAACCAATTCTGGTTAGGGCTTTCTTGTTTATCTTTATTAAAAATTGTTAGCTCTGGAGGATAATATGTTATTGCAGAGAAAAGATTTAAAAGGAAGTCTTCTATTAAGACCAATAGAGCTGCCTGAGTACCTAGAGCATATACTAAAAAAGCTACCAAGTGTCCCTGAAGGTATTATTGGAGTTGATTTAGAGTCTGGGTTAGTGCAAGTAAAACTAGACGAAGACAAAGTTACTTCAATGAAGTTTGGAAGATTCTTGCTAAAAACAAATAATACTGATGCAGACGTTAGAGAATGCTCTTCACTGCTTACGTCTGCCTTAGAGCAAATTAAAGGAACTGTGTTGAAGTTGACAGAGAGTGAAGGGCAATCTGAAAAGGTATACGAGGATGGGCCTACCTCTTGTATGGCTGGTATGGAATGTACCAGAGTATATCACTCAGAAGATGTAGCAGTTGCCTATGCGGAAATTAATAACCGTATAGTTGCAAGGTCAGTAGTATGCAAAAATAGTTCTTTGGGTCTTAGGTATGTAAGAATATATGGTAATAAGGACTTACTACTCCCCCTACTCATAAAGAATGGGTATGAGTTAGGAGACTTAGAATCATGCAAGTTACCTAGAATAGAAGATAGCGATGGCAGAATAATGATGCCATTTTTAGATTGTGGGTCACGTGTAAATGACTTAGGCACATACTTAGAGATCTCCCAGTATGGAGAGTTTTCAACAGACTCAACTTCTGGATTTTTAGGTTCTTGGTGTGCAGGGTGCGGTGAACAAGTTTCCCACACAGAGGAATTGTATTTTTCCGATCATGAAGAGCTTAACTTGTGTAGTACCTGCTTTGAGGATAACCACATTTATGTTGATGGTGAGTACTATCACAGAGATAGTGGTAATATAGTAGCTACTTATGATGGGGATTGGATATTGTCTGAGGAAGCATCATACTCTACTCATGATGGGGAGACTTACCACTCAGATGATGTAGTATTTTGCGAAATTTTAGATAGTTTCATACTAGAGTCTAAGTCAGTAATAGCAGTAACAGACATAGGGTTTACTGATGGTGAGGTATGCCTTAGGGAAGATTGTGAAGTTGTAAATAACATATGGGTTCACAGCGAGCTAGCAATTGAACTAAATAAACAAATGGAGATGGAAGTATGATTGATTTTGATTTTGGGTTCTTTAAAGCCCTAATAAGCCCTATAACAGATTTTGTAAAAGGCAGGCAAGCTATTAAAAAAGCTGAAGTAGTGGCTAAAATTGAACAAATAGAAAGAGGTGAAGCATCAAACATAACAATGGATCAAGGTGCAAGGCAGGCTGCTGGTTGGATGGACGATATATCCTTTTATGCGTTCTTATCACCTGCTTTTATGTGCTTTTATCCTCCAGCCTTGCCTCATATAAAAGCAGGCTTTGTGGCTTTGGCTACGATGCCTCTATGGTGGCAGTATGCTCTGGGGATGATGCTAATAAGCGTTTGGGGGTACAGGAAGATAATAGAACCAGTAATAGTATCCATAGCGAAAGTTTGGATAAACAAGTTAACTTAACAAAACATTTGGAAGTATTAACTATGGACGTATATAAAATTTTAGAATTTGAAGAAGGCTTGTCATTAGAGCCTTATCTGTGCTCACTAGGGTTTGTCACAATAGGGCTAGGAACTAAGCTACATAAATCAAAAGGATTAGACCCTAATGATTTTCCTATTAGAGTCTCTAGAGATATGGCTGTAGAGTGGTTGCACTCTGAGGTAGCTATTAAAGATAGAAGGCTAACCCAGAAATTCGGTAGTCTATACACAGGGCTTAGTAAGGATAGGAAAGCTATTATTATATCTATGGCCTATCAACTTGGGACTAACGGTGTTGGCTTATTTAAGAATATGTGGAGAAACCTAGCAGATGGTCACTACAACCTTGCTGCCCTGGAAATGCTAGACAGTGTATGGGCTAAACAAACCCCAGAAAGAGCTGACAGGCACCAAAGAGTTATGACTGGATCATCATTAGAATCTGTGTATAATGATTGGCTAGATAATATTTGGCTAAAAGATGACTGAGCTTATAGATGTATGTGTAAGCTACATCGAAAATAAAAACGCTAATTACTTGGCTAAGGAGGGCCAAGTAGTCTACTACACATCTTTAACAGGGAGGAAGTCTGACCAAGTATGGATAAAGCATAGTATGTCAGAGACAATAAGGATTATAAAGTCCACTAAGCTGGCAGCGTTTAAAGATCTAAAAGAATTTCATGTTCTATCTGCATTTCAAGAGCTAGATAGGGTGTATGAGTTTGCTGCCAAGTCAAGACATGAAGTTTCTGTAGGAGTATTCAATTACTACGAGCATTCAAATAGGGATATGACTACTCAAATAGCAATAGCATTAACAGATGCATTTATTATGAGAGGCTTCCCAGCGTTATTAGGTAATGATGTACTAAGACTCTACCATGAAGTATTGAAGAAGCTTGACAGCTATAATAACACTTTGGCAGAAAGAGATACACTAATTCATACTTTAGATGTAGCAGGTTATGACTTTCGTTCAAAATCAAAAAGAGTACTAGTTGGAGGCACTAAAGTTAGCGCCTTTATGACGCTATACTCTACACCATCCCAGATTATGCACATAACAAGTGATATTTCTAAACAGATAGTTCAACAGATATACGGAGAATTAAAATGAGTACTAGGAAATCTCTACCAAAATTACACATGGCATTGGCAAACCACTATGGACATAAACTAGCAGAAAGTATGATACTATCAACAGGGCTGGATTATATTAAAGACGATGTTGATGTAGCTTCTGCTTTCAGATTTAGAGCTACAGACCAGGGAAGTGATTTCTGGTATAAGATAAGATATGAGTTAATGAATGTACCAGTTGCAGAATATTGGGAAAGAGTCTGCCCAAAGCTATTTAATTCTATGTCTAATCACTTTGGAAAAGATAGAACTGTAGAGTTATTAGGAGGGTTAGTACCTTTTAATGATGAAGGTGATAGAGTATCAAATGATAAAAAGTACCCTATAAGTTGTTTTAACTTTGTGAGATCAGTACAAGGAAGTGAATTTTGGATGGATATAAACAAGGAGATGTTTGATGCTTCTAGCGACCTTATTAGATCAAAATTTCCTATGCTACTTAATACTTTAAGAATAGTGTACGGTGAAAGGCTTGCCTTGACTATGATCGATGATATAGGAGATGAAGTTTTTATGGAAGACTACCCAACACCAAGTGGAAGTTTTGTTTGGGAGTCCTCATCGCAAGGTGTTAGTTATTGGGATCAGGTACAAGAAGAAATTGAATCTAGATATCCAGAAGTCTTAATAGAAAGCTAATGGCTACTTGCATCGAGAAGCTACCCTGCCTCGACTGTAATAGTATACAATCAATACAAACTTACCTAAACATTGATGATGCCCTTGGCATAGAATGGTATACATCATTTTGCCACGGAGCATGTTGGGAGAACAAGGGAGACCCTTACTCAGGATCTCCCCCGAAAGTAACAGTAAAGACTGAAGCAGATATTAAGGCTGAAGTTGAAATTGTTAGGTCATGCAGACTGTTTAAAACTAGTAAACCATACCGAGGCATCCCTACTGAACTTTATCAGCGATGGGGTGTAAGGTTGCTTCTTAGTGAGTTTGATGGCAAGACTCCTTACTCTATAGGTTTTCCTATGGAAGATTATGGTGAGTTGGTAGGCTGGAAATGTAGACCACTGCTTAAGAAAGACTTTTATGGAGTAGGTAGGTCTGCAAATGTTGACCCTTATGGATTAGCCAGAGCGCTAAATATAAGTAAGGAAGTAATATGGGTCACTGAAGGCGAGTTTGATGCTATTGCGTTAGAGTATGCTATGATGATGGCTGGGAAAAGTAAAAGATATCCTGTAATCTCCTTAACACATGGAGGAGGTAGCATAGATAAGAATTTTAAGTATATCGAGGACAGGCTAGCACATCACAAATGGATTGTGCTAGTACTCGATGATGATATTGTAGGTAAGAAAGCAGAAAAGACAGCCATAAGTATGTGGCCTGATAGAGTTGTGGTAGTGTCAAAGCCCAAAGGCTCAAAAGATGCTAACGATGCTGTTAAGTCTGGCTTAGCTACAGAAATGGGCAAACTTGCCCTCAACTTTAAGAGTAGTATATGAATGATAAAGTAAAACGACCACAAGAAATTCCAGATGAAGTAGAAGTGCTAGATGAAGACTTCGATGATGATACATCTAGAATACTACACCTAGAACCCAAAGTAGTCCACACAGGAAGCTGTGAAGAACTAAACATGTTGGGCCTATATTCTCCAAACAACGAGGATTTCAAACAATAATAAGGAGGTTACATGAAAGTATATGAACTAGTATTAAGAGGCTTTAATGGTAGTACCGACCTGACAGACCACCTAATTAAGTGGGTAGCCTCCCCAAATAAAAAATCTGTTATAAACTATGCTCAGTCTCAGTCTTGGGATTACACTAGCATAGTGCTAACAGAACTAAGCCACCTAGATGTTGGCGTAGACTATATAGTGGAATATTAAATGTCCAACAGGAGGCTACATGCTTAAAAGCAAAATGGTTAAAGTTTACAAAGTAATTTTGCAAGGCTACACAAAAGATTTACCTGAGGATGAAGAGTTTGTTAAGTATGTAGCCGCAAGTTGCAGTAGTACAGCACTTAAGAAAGGGTTAAGATATGGGTGGGTAGTACTACATGTAAGATACTCCCACGAAGTAAGTCTTAAATACGCAATAGGCATGTTAAAACTCACCAGTACAAAAAGACTTCTTAAAAGAGATGAAGATTTAAAACTAAAGAGGAGTACTCTAGATGAGTAAAAGATTATTTTGTGCAGACATTGAAGCAGATGGACTGCTAGGTGACATAACAAAGTTATGGTGCGCCACAGTAGATCAATTTAGTAATAGGATGGAACCAACTGGAAATCACAGTTATGTAGAAATGGCTGACATAGATGAACTATTTACCAACCCCAATAATATTTTAATTATGCACAATGGATTGTCCTATGATGGGCCAGCCATGACAAAAGTAAGAGGTATAAAAGTTGAAGCAGAGATTATAGATACTCTATTTCTGTCATGGTACTTGTACCCATTAAGGCAGTTGCATGGATTGAAAGCTTGGGGAGAAGATCTTGGTATTATAAAGCCTACTGTAGATGATTGGACGACACAGCCGCTAGAAGTCTATGTAGAACGCTGTGAAGAGGACGTAAAAATACAGACAGCTCTTTGGAAACAGATGTGGAAACATCTAATGTTAATGTACAAAACTCCTGCGGCATGTTGGCACATTATTAGGCACATAACATTTAAAGCCAAGTGTGCTGCTTTACAAGAAAAAGATCGCTGGAAGTTAGATGTGGATGGTACTATAGCCGCTGAAGCTATGTTCGTAGAAAAGTATGAACTAGCAAAAGCAGCCTTAACTGAGCGCTTACCTGACGTACCAGAGTACTCTGTAAGGAAGAGGCCAAAGAAGTGCTTTAACGCTAATGGTTCTATATCAAAACTTGGAGAAAGGTGGAGAGCACTTGTCGAGGAGGAAGTTGACCCTGAGGAGTACTACCACGGAGACCCTTTAGATCACCAAGAGAATGTAAGAGTTATCATAGGGTACAAAGAGCCTAACGCAGGGTCTAGCCAGCAGATTAAGAATTGGCTTACTAACTTAGGGTGGGTTCCAGAATCCTTTAAATACATTAGGGATAAAGAAACAAACAAAGTTAGATCTATTCCTCAAATCAAAAATCAAGAGACTGAGGAATTATGCGAAAGCATAGCAAGGCTTATAGGTCAAGAGCCAGCTATTGAGCATTTGAGAGAGATGTCTATAGTCAAGCATCGTATAACAGTAGTCCAAGGATTCTTAAAGAACGTGGATGACGATGGATATGTCTATGCAGCCGTACAAGGACTTACTAACACTCTAAGGTTTAAGCACAAGATTTGTTGTAATATACCATCTAATCGAAAGTTATACGGAGAATTAATCCGTGGCTTACTACAGGCAAGATCCCCTGAGATGGAATTATGTGGATCTGACCTAGATAGCTTAGAAGATAGAACAAAGCAGCATTATATGTGGAAGCATGACCCTGAATATGTAATGGAAATGATGAAGCCTGACTTTGATCCTCATTGTGATATGGCTATAGCTGCAAATCTAATGACCCCTATGGATGCAGTTAAGTATAAGTCGTTTGATAAAACGTCAGCCTCACCTGAAGAATTTACTACTCACTCGGCTTTAGCACTGGTACGCCACGCAGGTAAAAGCACTAACTATGCGGCAACCTATGGTGCAACAGGGCCAACTATAGCCCGCAGTGCTGGTGTTGAAGAGGAAGTTGGAGATGTATTGCACGAAGCTTACTGGAAACGTAACTGGTCATTAATAGCTATAGCTGATGAATGTATAACTATGAAGTCAAGAAACATGGAGTGGCTGTGGAACCCTGTTGCAAATATATGGATATACCTTAAGGCAAAGAAAGATCGCTTCAGTACGTTGAACCAGAGTACAGCTACCTACGCGTTTGATCGTTGGGTGTTTCATATATTGGAGATGCGTACACAGATGACAGGGCAGTTTCATGATGAAGTTGTGCTAGAGCTTAAGAAGGGTCACAGAGATGATATGACAGATTTACTAAACAAAGCAATGGACAAGGTAAATGATGAACTACAACTTAACAGGAAACTTAGTTGTGGTACTGAATTTGGAAATAGCTATGCAGAAGTCCACTAGCGTTATTCATAGGTGTGTAAAGTGCAATACAGTTAACAAACTACATGATCTTAGGAAATGTAATAAGATTAAAAATTGCACTCTAGATTTTAGTCGTAAGTTTAAAAGATGTTCTAACTGTGATAGTAGAGTATTTTACAACACAATTGGAGATAGTTAAATGTTGATGGGACTACTAGTATGTATAGCTTCCTTTGCTACAGTATTCTTACTAGGGCTAAATAGTAAACTACTCAGGGATGATAAGATAATGGCAGGTGCTTTGATAAGTTGGTTATTAACTTGTGCTCAGTATGCCATGACTTGGGCAGTTATTCACGCTGGGCTAGGCACAATAGAATACATATTGTGGGCTGGCGTGGGTGGCTGTGTAGGTATAACTTTAAGTCAGTATTGTTACAAATGGTGGCAACTTTAGGAGAGATTAATGTTTGATTTCGGCAATAACAAGGCGGGTATAATGAATAATATGAAACTGATATACTGGTGCGGTGATGCCATTAGAGACCAAGTTACATTAGGTAAGACGTACTCTATATCTAATAAAGGAAACTTCTGTGCAGATGACGGAGGATTAAGGGATTTCGAGCAAGGACAATGGGAATATATAAATGATGAATTCATTGTTACCAATGAGGTACTAGGTTACTTTGGGAAAAAGTGTGAGGTTAGTATTGGTAATGAAGAAAATGTAGATAACCCAGATGGATTAGCAGATCAGGAGTATGAAGATAATTCTAATATCAAGTACGATGATATTCCTAACCAAACTACTGCTCAAGCAATTAAGTGGCGTTTAGCCCACCCAGAGGAAGACCAAGCATTACGCTACAATACTGGGAAGAGTCAGCTTAGTTACATGCTAGAAGCTGACGTAGCTATGAAGGGTATGTGTTCAGTGTTTGAGTTTGGTGCTAAAAAGTATGCTCGTAGCAACTGGAAGAAAGGTTTATCAGTTAATGAGATTATGGATAGTTTGCTTAGGCACATGACAGCCCTCGCTAACGGTGAAGTAATAGATCCAGAGTCAAGGCTGCCCCATGTAGATCACATTACTTGTAATGCTGTGTTCTTAGCAACCTTTGGTGAGCGTGTTAATAAAGGCCCAGATACAAGAGACATGCTATGAGTAGTTGGAGAGATAAGAGTTATGAGGAGTCTCCAGCAGGACAGCTAGAAATGGAAAAGAAGCAGGCAAATGAACTAGTACAGTGCCAGACACCAAAGAGCACTCCTACTTATGACTACCCCGCACCTGTTCAAGCAGCAGAGGCTCAAGCAAACATATTCTGGTTGCCCACTGAGCCGAAGGTAGAGAAAGACTTGCATTGCATCAAGACAGAGCTTGCTCCTTCTGAGTTGCATGGGGTTATGACAACTCTAAAGCTATTTACTTTATACGAGCAAGTAGCTGGAAATGAGTATTGGGGAGGGCGCTTTAAGCGTATGTTCCCTAGGCCAGACTTTAGAAGAATGGCAATGGCTTTTGCTAATGTAGAGATAAATGTACACGCACCCTTCTACCAGCGAGTGGATGAACTATTAGGTTTGAATACTGACGAGTTCTATACTTCGTTTACTGATGATCCGGTGCTATCATCTCGTATGCAATTCCTTAGCGATATCATTTCACGAGATGATGACCTACTATCAGTAGCATCATTCTCTATGGTAGAGGGAGCTATCTTGTATAGCAGCTTTGCATTCCTTATGAGTTTTCAAGCTAATGGCAAGAATAAGATACAAAACATACACGCAGGTTTAGCATTTTCAGTTAAGGATGAAAACCTACACAGTGAAGGTGGTGCTTGGGCATACCGTACATTATTGCAAGAAAGAGAAGCCCAAGGCTACTCAGACCATCTTAACCTTTATGACAGGATTAATAAAGCTGCTAAAATGATCTATGAACACGAAGAAAAGATCATTGATATGATATTTTCAGAAGGCTCTATAAGTGGTGTTAGTGCATCCGACTTAAGGTTATTTGTTAAGCACAGGATAAACTTGTGCCTAAAGCAGCTTGGTATGCTTCCAATATTTGTCGAGGCTAGATCACCTATTCAAGACTGGTTCTATGATATGATTGGAGGAGATACTCAACATGATTTCTTTGCCAAGATAGGTTCTAGTTACAACAGAAACTGGTCACGCGCCTCATTTAGGTGGATTGTAGGTGGCCTAAACGCGAGGAACTACAATGAGCTTGTTTGAAGAATTGTCTGCTGAAAGAAAACAGCTACAGCAGGAGGACGACTTACCTAATTGGTTTACTACACTAGGATGGCAAGCTTTCAAAGGTAAGTACCTGTATGAAGCAGATACTTATGAAGAGCAAATAGATAGAATTGTAGATGCAGTATCTAAGTTTTGCCCAACACATAGTAATTACTTTTCCATACGCTGGAAGCAGATGTTAATGGATAACCATGCTTACCTAGCCACTCCTGTACTTGCCAACACAGGCACTAGCCGAGGCTTATCAGTATCTTGCTCTGGTAGTAAGGTAGGTGATAGTGTGTATGATTTTGGTATGGCACGACTAGAGGGATCAATACTCTCTCAAGAAGGTTTTGGCACTAGCTCATACTTAGGAGACATTAGGCCAAGAGGGTCAGTCATATCTCGTGGCGGGACTGCTGATGGCATACTACCCGTATTTAAAGATATGGTAACTATGGCAGACAATGTTAGTCAAGGGTCTACACGAAGAGGAGCATGGGCGGGTTACTTACCTATGAGTAGCGGGGACTTCTGGGAAATAGCTAACGAAGTCAAGAATAACCCAGATGGAAGCAACCTTGGTTGGAATATCTATGATGACAATTTAAAAAGACTGAACACTGGAGACCTAGAAGATATAAAAAGGTTTCAAGAAACACAGTATTTAAAGTGCGTAACAGGAAAAGGATATTACTACTTCCCTGATAAAGTGGAGAGAGCACAACCTCAGATGTATAAAGACCTAGGACTTAAAAGCCTAGCTAGCAATTTGTGTACGGAAATAACACTACATGCTGATGAAGACCACAGCTACACTTGTGTTTTGTCTGGTATGGTTGCTACAACTTGGGATGAATGGAAAGATACAGATGCAGTGTATTGCATGACAGTATTTCTAGATTGCCTACTAGAGGAATTCTTATCACTAGCTAGAGAAATTCCAGGACTTGAAAAGATAGTTGCAGGTACTGAAAAGGGCCGAGCTATTGGTCTAGGGATTACGGGCTACCATTCAGCCTTACAGCAAAAGGAATATACATGGGGAGGATTTGATGCTCACATGTTTAATATGGAACTGTTTAGGCACTTAGAGTCAGAGAGCTTGAAAGCTAGCCACTGGATGGCTATGAGATGGGGAGAGCCTGAATGGTGTGAGGGCTATGGTGTAAGAAATACACATAGGACAGCATTAGCACCTAATGTAAGCTCATCCCTTATATTTGGGAGTGAGTCGCAAGGCTGCACACCTTGGTATGGTAATGTCTATTACGAAGGATCAGCTTCTGGCGAGATGTATAGAGTAAACCCAGTGTTTATAAAGATACTTAAGAAGCATGGAGAATATAAAGATAGCGTACTAAAAGATGTCTTGAGTGACAACGGTAGTGTGCAGAAATTAAACTTCTTAACAGATCATGAGAAAGAAATTTTACTAACAGCGTTTGAGATAAATCAGATCTCAATCATCGATACTGTCTCTCGTAGGCAGAAATTTATTTGTCAAGGCCAAAGTTGTAACCTTTTCTTCGCAGCAGATGAAGAAGAAGAATACATATCTTATGTGCATCAGTATGCTTTCGAGGACGAAAATATAAAATCTTTGTATTACCTTCGTAGCAAGTCAGGTGTCACGGCCAGTAGAGGAGGGTGTGAATCCTGTGAAAGCTAGAAGAAGACACAACACGCAAGAAACCAATGATAATGTAATGAACTTAATTACAGACATAACCAATTGGCACTATGATCGCAACCTTATTGATGGGTCTACTAACAAAGACCAGTTCTTGAAACTCATTCAAGAGTGTGGTGAGCTGTCAGATAATATCTGTAGAGGATTTAATATTTCTGATGATATCGGGGATATTATTGTAGTGCTAATCAATATTGCTGAACGCAGTAATCTGTCTATACACGGATGCTTAGAAATGGCCTACGATGATATCAAAGACCGTAAAGGTCAGATGGTAGATGGGGTGTTTGTTAAGGAAGCTGATGATATATATTTAGGTACACCGGAGCCAGTTGATCTCATATAAGTTTCTATGAAATAGAGTCCGTAAGTCCGTTAGAAGTAGGTAGGACAGCCTAGTACAAAACAGCCCGCTGGCAACGTACTGCCAACCTATATATATAACCTAACCAAGAGAATAATTATGGCAACAGCAGAGAAGAAAGAAACAAACATTAAAACTATGCGTGATGTTATCTTCATGTACTCCTCAGTAAATCGTGCTGTCGAGCAGTTAAACACAGATAAGAAGCCTCCAATCAGTGCTCCTACATCTCCTACCTTTAACCTTGAGTTTCATTCATTTGAAATCAAGATACTTATTTCTGAAGCTAGATTTAAGAAAGAGCTTAAGAAGGAGTTCAAGGCCGCCAAGAACTTGCCACATGTCAAGGAAATGGAGAAAGATGATCTACTAGAAAAGTATGATTGCTTAAAAGCTGAAGACCTAGAAGATGAAATGATCCTAGTTAAGTTTAGCCAGACTGCGTTAGTAGGTAAAGCTAATGCTGAAGGAGTTCGTAAGCAATCGTTTCCTATCAAGCAGATTGGTATTAAAGGTAAAGTTCAAGACCTAAACGGCTTACCTATTGACCAAGACACATCCCTTGGTAATGGCACAAAGGGTCACTTTCAATTTCGCCCTGTAGATGGCCCAAACGGTCAATACCTATACCCGCAGACAGTATGTGTTACTGAGCTGATTGAGTATGTTGGTGGTGGGGCAGAAGAAGATCTCGACTCGTTAGGTCTAGAAGACCTTGACGAAGCTGACATGGAAGCTGAAGCTTTTGACCAAGAAGCTGAAGCACAAGGAATTAAGGCACAAGAAGCTGAAGATGAACGATTAGCTGACCGAATAGCAAAAGAAGAAGCTGCACCAATGGACGATGATACAGGATCAATGTTCTAGGAACGTAGTAGCTTGGCCCTAACCTACAGTTAGGGCTTTCTTGTTTTAATTTGGAGAAGTTTATGTCTTTAGAAGACTTGGGGTTAATTGACTACGAGATAGTTGATAAGACCCTACACATAGATGGCGATATAGTCATCTACCAACCTTGTTGCGTATTTAACGAAGACGATGACCAGTCTCGTAGAATGATTGCTAAGTATGTAAACAAGAAAATCGACGACTTGATGACTGCTGCTGGGTGCAACTCCTACATTATGTTTGTTACTACTAACTTTAACTTCCGTAACCATTTAGTTGACGACTACAAAGCAAACAGAAGTGATAAAGATAAGCCTGTTAATCTGGCATGGGCAAAGCAGTGGGGTGTTAAGAACTTAAACACTCACTATGTAAAGTGGCTAGAGGCTGATGATTTGCTTGGTATTTACCAAACAGAAGAGACAGTTCTATGGAGTCTTGACAAAGACCTCAGACAAGTCAAGGGCTACCATTTAGATGATGCTACACAGAAAATTGTTAGTATCTCTGATAATGGGTCTCTTAAAAAGGAAGTTATATACAAGCCAGATGGAAGAATTAAGAAAACTAAGTATCATTTCACAGGCACAATTGGCCTATACTTCCAAATGCTATCTGGAGACTCAACCGACTGGATTGTAGGTTGTGGTAAGAGAAACCCAAGGCCAGAAGGTAAGACTGTAAGAGCAGGAATAGGACAAGGCAAAGCCTACGACATCTTAATGAAAGCTGGCAGCATAGAAGCAGGTCTGTTGGCAGTAGCTGACGAATATTGTAAATTACATAAGGGCAACTGGCAGAAAGAGTTAGAAACTCAAGCCAACCTACTATTTATGGTTCGAGAAATCGATGGCAATATTATTAAAAGATGGACATTCGACAAGCGTGACGAGTATATGAACATTGTCACAGGAGAAATTACTGATGGCAATAGTAAGACTACTTAAAACTGCGGATGACATAAGTACCTATAGGAAAAGCAAGTCAGCACAGCAAAAGTTTAAGTGTCCAATTTGCAATGGCCCACTACAAACAGGTATAGCGTCAGCTCTAGACCACTCTCACAAGAATGGGAATTGCAGGTCAGTACTTTGTAGGTCTTGTAACGTAGGTGAAGGAAAAGTTTTAGCAGGGATGTTGTTTAGAACTACCAAGGCTAACTTAGCCTATAGAGATCCCGTAAAATGGCTAAGGAACTTAGCAAACTATATTGAGTATCATGAGTTAAACCCTAGCGGAGTAATTCACCCGACATTTGATATAAAAACTGGTAAGCAAAAGCCAGTCAAGCGGAGGAAGTAAATGAATAGTGACATCATAATAATAGCTGATACCCAGGTAGATAGCACATCTCCTACAGATCACTTAAAAGCCTTGTCACACTATATCTGGAAGCACAAACCCAAGCATATTATACACATAGGAGATCATTGGGATTTCCCTAGCCTTAGTCACTTTGCCTCTAAGTTAGAAAGAGAAAACAGTCGGCTATCTGATGATATGTCTGGAGGTAAGGAAGCTTTCAAACTAATCATGGAGGAAACAGTTAGACACAACAAGGCTGATAAGAAAAAGGTAATATATGTACCAACCTTAAACTTTACAATGGGGAACCATGAGTACAGGTTAAATAGGTACATTGATGAAAATCCTATACTTGAGGGATGCTTTGATATAGAAGGGTTTATAAAATCTGAGGGGTGGGATGTACATCCTTATCTTGTGCCTTTTTGGATAGAAGGAATATGCTTTATGCACTTCATGCCTAATGCGGCATCTGGTAAGGCAGTAGGAGGAGGTATCGAGAATAAACTTAATAAGTTTCCTCATAGCTTTGTCCACGGTCATCAACAACAATACCAGTTTGGACGCAGGCAGAACTTAGAAGGAAGGCCACACTTTGGAATATGTGCAGGCTCTTTTTATATGCATGACGAGGAATACAGAGGGGCTTGCAACACTGAGATACGTGGGTTTGTACACTTAAAGTCTTTTGAAAATAGATATGGGTTTGCTGACCACGATGCTGAGTTTGTATCGCTTGAGCGTTTACTAATAGATTACGGGAAGTAAGAATGATCTTAACAGAACAACAAGTTCTGTCCGATGCGGCAGAGTTGATAACCGATTTGGTTACTTCTCTGGACGCGGAGGGTCTGAGCTACGAAGAAAAATCAGAAGCATTGGAAGACGCTAGACGTATATTTGAAAGGACAGAGCGAGTTCTAAGAATAATGCTTGAACCAGCATCAATAGAAGGTAAACCAATTCATTAGGAGAAACTAATGTACGCGCTATATAAGGTGAGATCAGATTGGCACAAGTTCTACGAAGTGTTGTTTGTATCAGAATACACTCATAGGCTTATTGTCAGATCAAGGTTATACAAAGAGAATTTGTTAACTGAAGATGAACTTGAAGATTTGGATAACGACTGTGAAGATTTTCTAGTTATATTAAAGGTAGAGTTATTATGAACATATTTCAATTTTTAGGATTACCCAAGGATTATCGTAAGGAAAATAAAGTCACACAGCTAGTCAAGCACTGGGACGAGGTAATAGATAAACACAAAGAAGGAAAAAAGTTTGTTACACAAATTAAACGTGATGGAGTATGCTCATTAACAGTAGTTAAAGGCTCTAAGATTGCTATATTCTCTAGGACAGGTAAGCAATTTACTAACACAAGTGACTTGATAGAGAAAGTAGATGAACTACGACTTCCAGATGGTGTGTATATGGGTGAAATATGGCTACCTAAGGAAGTGTGTTCACTTGAAAAGCTATCTGGTATGGTTAATCCTAACAGGGTAAACTTTCTTGATATAGATGGAGTGCTACTAACTTCACGACTAAAGTTAAGCTTCTTTGATCTACTTAGCATTGAGTCTTTTATAAGAGGCTCTAACTACTATAAGTTTAAGGCTCGGCACAGTTCTTTGTCCTATTCAGTAAGACTTAACCCTTCAATAGATGTTCTAGGTGCTACGATAGCAGAAAATGAAGAAGTAATAAATTCTTACTTTAAATCTGCTACTGATGTCGGGGAAGAAGGTATAGTAATTAGAGATCCTGACGCAAGTTGGGAAGCTGGTCACAAGGGCTGGAGAGTCATGAAGATGGTTCGTGGAATTGATTACGATCTCAAGTGCATTGGTTGGGAAGAAGGTACTGGAAAGTATGCTGGTAAGGTGGCTAACCTGATCTTTGAATGGAAAGATGGTAAGACTGTAAAGGCTATGCTTGGTAAAGGATGGACTCATAATATGGCTGAGCAAATGTTCCGTGATATCATAGTTGGATCTACTGAGGATGAGAGCTATCCTCTGGGTAATATCTTCCAAGTGTATGCGCTAGAAGAGAGCAGCAAAGGTAAGCTTCGCCTCCCTAAAGTAGGTGAGCGAAGGTTTGATAAAGGAGAGCCAGATGTTTAAAGTAGAAGAAGCATTAGCAAAGTTGACTAATCGCTTTTACGATGTTGACATGTCAATAACCTTTGACATAGAGTCTAGCAGCATAGTTACTCTTTTTAGGGGAAAAGACAAAGCAACTGGGTTAAGTATGATATCTAGAAGACTTACACACACTACTGACGCTTATAAGCTAAGCATGGATATGGAGAAAGCAGCAAGAGATATGCTGGATATAGAGTCCCCAATAAAAGTAGACAAGGGCTTAGTGTATGTTTAATAACATGATAAGGGCATTTGCAATCAATGCTAGGATAAAGGGTATGGAGACATGCAACCAAGAAAGGGTGTTAAATGGAAGCTCTATTGCTTACGAAAGTGAACATTTCTTTCAAGCGGAAGACGAACTTGTAGGATTGGCAGAGGCGGAAGAGAACAAAGATAATAGACTTAGACCTTATTACTAAACTAAACTAAGGAGGCAGTATGATTCAACTTGATGGCGGCGTTATATTGCCTGATGGAAAAGGTAAAGGGTTTGCCAAACCTGATGGGATTAGTCCTAACAAGTGGCAAACCATGAAACCTGAGATGTGGGAGAGGGCGTACTTACATTGCCTGTATTCTCTACCAATACATTTCGACCTACCACTACACTCAGTAGTACCTCGGCTAGCCAAGAAAATGCTAGAAGCATCAGACCCTTTCAATGTAGCCTTAAGGTTTATGGGAGAGATGGAGATAGCTGGCTATGTAGAGTTTGAGAGAGGTATGGATGAGAGAATAGTCCAACCAACTAAAAAGTTTCTAAGTCTGGATCTAGATTGTGAAAGAGCGCCTACCTCGGCCATAACCTTTCCTAAGATGATCGGGGAAGGAATACCTAGGTCGCCAATTAGAGGTGGGGTAAGGAGTGCTAAGAATGATGAGGTTGCTGACATAACTTCAGAGATTGCTAGCCAAGAGTTTGAAGTAAACCAGCACATGCTCGACCTAACAACTGAGTTCCCTCCTCAGTTTGATAAAACTTCTTCAGCTTATATGTATAAGAGAGCTATGAAGTCTTCTAAAACCTTAGGAAGCAGGAGGTTTAGATTTCCTTATTTCCTAGATAGTAGATCAAGGACTTACACTGATACTACTTGCGGAATAACTCCTCAGGGAGCTGACCATGAGAAGGCTTTGGTAATACCTACCTACGCTGAGAAGCTTACACCTTCAGGATTGATAGCACTAATAGAAGCTGCTAATGGCTACTCCGAACTAGACTTTACTCAAGAAGACATGTGTAGGCATATCAATGATCCCAAAGGCTACCACCATGAATGGTCTAAGTCTGATAAGCCATACTCGTACCTTGCATGTGCAGCCCTCGTATACAGACACTCAAAAGATCCTAATGAGCCATTGCCAGCATTCAAACCTTTAGATGGTCGATGCTCAGGGCTACAACATTGGTCTGCTGTAGTTCGCTCAAACGCGATTACACGCCATCTGGGGATGCATATAGATGAGGCTGACTTGGACATCTATGAGAAGGTTGCGGCTGACTGGAGAGAAACGCTTGAACCTGAGTGGCAGTATTTGGCTACTAGAAAAGCGGCCAAGATTCCTGTTATGACATGGGGATATAATGCTACTATGATGACTTCGATGGAGCATATAGGAAAACTATATGGGGCAAAGTCTAAATGGGATGATAATATCCAAGCGTATGTCACTGATGGTAAGGGACTAGAGAGGGGTGTCACGAGCAAGTTCGGGGCTCAGATATACAGACAGTTGCAAGATACTTTAGGCCCACTGCAAGGCGCTGTGAGCTGGGTGAGTGATTGTGCAGTACTAATATCTAAGATAGGTAATGTAGAAATACGATGGCCTACTCCTGATGGTTTTACCTGTATGCAACGTAAGGTCAAAGGAGAGACTAAAGATCTTGCTTGCACTCTATCAGATGACAGCAGGTTTCAATTAGACATACTAGACTTCTCCAAAGATACTCCCAACACTGGTAAGCACAGGTCAGCAATAGCACCTAACATAATCCATTCGCTAGACGCTACACATCTAAGGATGGTGGCTAGAAGGTTGAAGGAGTTAGGTTTGCCTATGATATTTATACATGACTCATTCGCTACACATTGTAATCATGAACAAGCATTGTATGATATTATTGTTGATACCTTTATAGAACTGTACAGCATGGATTACTTGCAAGACCTTAAGAAGTATTGGGAAGAACTATATGGGGTCGAGTTGGATGATCCTCCAGAGCTGGGCGAATGGAAGCCCGAATCTATAAGAGGTCTTAAGCGATTCTTTCTATGATATAAAAATACCCGCTAATGGTAAGGCTCTTTCTACTCCCGTTACTACCCCGCCTGATTAGGGAGAGGGAGTGGTAGAGCCTATTTATAACTAGGAGAACCTAATGAATGATGTATTAGAAATATCAAATGAATTCGAGCTTATAGCTCATGCTATGGTTCAAACTCGTGGTGATCTTTCTAAGGCATCTAGGTTTGACAGTGTAGATTATAATGCTATGAGCTTAAGGGCTGTAGTAAAGAACAACCCTGAGATACGTGGACGTTATCATGAGTTACTTGCCGAAGAGATGCAAGAGAAAGGTCTACATATAGCAGAAAGAATACTAAATATGGCTACTCTACAAGAGCAAGCTATGGGTGGTAAGATTATGGTTACTAATGAAGCTGGTGAACAGGAAGAGATGGACATACCAGCAGATATTAAAACAGTAATAGAGTTATCAAAAGAGATATCTAGGCTCATAGCAGAGGGTAGAGGACAGCCGATGTCTGCCAAATCCACTATAGTATTAGCAAGCAAGGAAGACGCAAAAGATTTACTGGAGTCTTTCTTAAACTCATGAGTAACATCAGTAAGATGAGTGACTATGAAGTTAATGCACTTAGAGATTACCTAAGTGGAGACTTTGAAGCTTTTAGTAAGTTCTGTTTTAAAATAATGACAGGACAGAAACTAATACACGTAGATTACTACGTTGTACTTTTTGAAGCTATCCAGCAATTGATAGATCAAGAAACTACAAGAATGATTATTAACATACCACCCAGAGCTGGCAAGACACTTTTAATAAGTATCTTCTTGCCGCTCTTTGCTTGGGTGAGAAACCCCTCAGGACAAACCATCCTGACTGGTTTTAACTCAGACGTACTAGCGGAATGCTCAGGTTACATAAGAACAATAATGAGTGATGATGATTTCCGCAAAGTCTTTCCAGATGTTGTAATTGATAACAATAAGAAATCTGTTGAGAGACTTGGTACAATGAGTGCAGGAGTGCTTCACGCTATACCTACTACTGGTAAAATGACTGGTAAAGGGTGTGGAGCACTTGTGGAAGGGTTTGCGGGTATTATGGCTATTGATGATGTTATTAAGCCTGATGATGCTAACTCTCCAACTGAAAGGGATAAGATCAATAACCGTTTTAGTAACACACTGTTATCTAGGTTAGCTACAGAAACTACGCCACTGGCTATTATAATGCAAAGATTGCATAACAATGACCTATGCGGATTTCTTATGAGGGGTGGAAGCTCTGATACTTATAAATGGCTTAACATACCTGGCATAGTCACTAAGGAGACAGGTAGTAAAGAATGGTATGACAAACAGGTAAAGGACTATGGGTACACTAATGTAGAACCTATGTTGTACTCACTACCTGAGTCAGAGACTAGGGAGTATGTAGAGCGAGAGTTTGAAGGTAAGATGCAGAGTGTATCAAGCTTTTGGAGCATTCGTAAAACAGTAGACACTTTACTAGGATTGTGTGAGAAAGATTCATACACCTTCTATTCTCAATACATGGGAAGACCTGTTGGCAAAGGCAAATCTCCAATGAGTTCTGAGTATATAAGAACCTATGAAGATATAGATGAATTCCGTATTCGCTACACTTTCATGACTGCTGACACAGCATCAACAAAACAATCATACTCTGACCCGACTGTAGCTTGTCTATGGGGCATGACTAGGTGTAGTAAGTTAGTACTAATGGATGTAGTTATAGATAAGTGGGAGACTCCTGAGTTAGTAATAGCAATGCGTAAGTTCTGGGTTGACCATAATGTGTTTAATCCAAACAGACCAACATGGAAGCCAAGAGGCTTCTACATGGAAGATAAGTCAAGTGGCTTATTTTTAAACCAACAGTTCTTAAAAGATGGTACTGTCAGAGTTAAGCCTGTGCCTAGAGATGGTACTCCTAATAATGACAAGTTCTCTCGGTTCTTAAACTCAGTTCCTTACTTTAAAGCAGGAAGAATTGTGCTACCTAAGAATCATGAACATACACCTTACATGACTAGAGAACTTCTAGGCCAATCAGAATTAGGGTCATCCACTGGACATGACGATGTAGCTGACAATGTAGCTGATGCGGTAGTAGTAGCATTTTCTCACGGCTCTATGCCCTATGAAGACTGGTCTTAATTCGGGAGATATATAATGAGTTTGAAAACTCGGTTAGATGGTCGGTCAGAAGGTAATGATCGATTTGAAATAATAGATGAAGAGGGTAATGTTCTAGCTGAAATTAAGTTACTTAACCCTTTTGGTGTAACACTAGACATATCTACTGGGGATGGATTATGCATCAAAAAGCCTAGTGGATGGAGTTCTAAGTAGTGGCACAAGAAGTTTTTAACTTAGGTACTTTAGATGCTGTAACAAATACTATTATTCCAGGGTCAGGAGATAACGCTCCTACACTTGGAGCAAAGCTTAATGCAAACTTTGATGAGTTGTATGGAATATCTTTTTCAGTAGCCTTATCAATAGGCTCTTTAGATTTAGAGTCAGGTACTAATTCAAGTAGTATAGCTAACTTAAATAGTTCAGTATCTTCTTTGGAAGTGGCTGTAAGTACTAACGCTACTAACTTAGGTAGCTTAACCACTTTAGTAGAACTACTAGAGGTAAGCTCTAGCACTAACGCTACTAACTTAGGTAGTTTAACTACTTTAGTAGGATCATTAGGAATAGACTCTAGCACTAACACTACTAACTTAAGTAATTTAACTACTTCAGTAGGTGCTATAGGCGAAGAAGTTAGTGAAAACTCTACTAGTATATTAAGTCTTGCCTCCTCAGTAAGTATTATAAATACAGCCGCACGACTAATTCAAACCCAAGCAACTATGGGTAAGATAATAAAAAGAGGATATACATAAATGACAGCAGTTTTAGAGGGTGCAGTTAATGATCTAACTACGCAAACCACAAACTTAATTGAGGTGTGTTCTACTATAAAAAATGACGTTGCAGCAGACATAGCTAGTGCTGTTGTTGCGTCTGAAAATGCAGCGCTAATACCTCTGGCAAATTCAGTCACCAATTCAATTACAATTGGGACTATACTTATTAACGTACTAAGCACTATGGTAGATAACTAATATGTCCCTAGAAACAGATGCCTTAGATTCGGCAGCAACAGCAGCGACTAACCAAACAGTTGCTGCAAATAATTTAAAAAATGCGATAGACTTATTAGTTACTGCCTACGCAAGTACAAAAAGCATAGTAGATAATAACCTAAACAATGTAAATAACACTACAGATGCTAACAAAGAGCTAAGTCTTGCATCAATAGCAGCACTACTACAAAAGCAAGCAATATTGGTCTCTGGTGATAACATAAGTACAGTAAATGGGTTGTCGTTATTAAGTGGAGATGCTTTAGTTATAGCTAGAGGTCAGGTAGAGATACCGATGTTAAGTTACGATAACAGGGCAGACTTAAGGACTCCAGTGCTCCCTGAACCTCTCACAGGAGATGTTGTAAATATTCCAGGCTTAGGGCTTTTCCAATACTCAGAGACTTTTGATTACAGGGAAGATGACGAAACAGTATTTGAAGCAGTAAGTCAGTCAGATGGTATTACACCAATAGGACAGTGGGTTATGTCGGTGCCATCCTACGAGTTTAGTAAAATTCAGGATATGTTTGAAATGGCTGTTTTGGATGAGTTCATAGAAGATCAACTGGAAGAGCATAAAGAGCATGGCCACGACCACTACAACTTGTAATCTTAGCCTTGAGCCAAACTACAAGTAAATTAAAGGAAATATTATGGGATTATTTAGGGCAGTAAATTTATTACAATCAGTTGAAGGTGGGTATACTACAGGAAGCCAATTAGAGTCTATACTAAGCTCATCACCAGCAAGAGAGGCTGAGTTTGGTACTCTGTTAAGTACTAGGCATAACTCAAGAAGAATGGCAGGTAATAGCCTTACTATGAATGCTGTTAGTGAAAGTGCTATAGCTATTAAAGTAGTCTTTGAAAAGACAACTTCATTTAATTACAGACCAATTGAAGCAATTGCAAAACACCAAGTAGCAATGATAAGCACTAGTACACACTTAGAATCACTAGAGAAAGTAATAGATAATGACGTAGCTTGGTCTTTGTACAATAGCTCTAGCTACTACGAGACCAACCAGATAAATGTTCTGTGTACGTTGATAGGGCTAGACCCTATTAACTATGCAACTATAGCTTCCTTGATTCAGGATTCATCAGCTATGGGAGACATATCTACTAATGTAAGAGCAATGAAGGCATTAGTAGTGAGTAGTACAGCTATGAGTGTTGTAGTGATAACGTCAGCGGCTATGAATGATATTGCTTCCGACATAAATGCTATGAATATTGTTGCAAACAATGATGATGCTGTAAAGCTAATTGCAAACTCTCAAACAGCTTTAAATGCTATTACACCAGAAGCAAGGACAATAGTGTTAGGAATCCCGTCTGCTTTAGCTATACTGGCTAATAATAGTGGTGCTTGGGAATTTATACTAAGCACCTCTACCACACTAGATACTACTATCTACCCACTACTAATATCTCTTGCTTCACTTGACTCAGATACTTACCCAACTGTGCATGATATATTTGCTGATACTACTGCTAGTTTTGCAGTTGCAAACAGTAAGCCTGCTATGATGGCGATAGTTTCAGAAGCTGATTCAGTAAAATATACTGGTCAGTCAGTAATGGATAAAATAATCTTAAGTGATAACCTATCCACTGTGTTAGGATCATTGGTAGCTATAACAGAACTAATACCTGACGAGGGTATTATGGGATCTTTGATAACCAATACTCAAGCCTTTCCAATACTACTAACTAGCTCAGACGCGAAAGCAGCTATATTTACGTCACCGACATTATTTGGTGTTATGATGGGTGATAGTGCTAGTCTTGCGTCTATACAGTCTACTTCACAGTCTGCAACAGTAGTTAATGATGCGCTTCAGGGTGTGTACAAGACAGTAGGAGTGCCAGGAAATATTATCATCTTGACAGCAGTTATGGGATCAATTGTTGCAACCACTTTGGTTAACAGATTTCAAGGTGACACACAAGCTATTTCTGAGTTTGATATTCCGGGTACAAGCTTATCGTCAGGCCCAATAGATGTAAACCTACCGTTTACAAATGCTACATGGGATATCCTTTCTATAGCAGCTACAGCAGCAGGAAATGTAACCATCACTTACGTAGACTTTAATTAGTACTAAATAGGTGTAGGGACATAGCTAGAGGTAACTTACATGCATACATGTACACCTATTACGCTAGACAACGTCGATATTACGCTAGACAACCCAATATTTACATTAGATTTAATAGGATGTTGGGAAGACTATATAGAAGTAGAAGAAAGGTTAGTAACTGATGTAGTCTGCAACTTACATGTTGCAGACTCAACTTACGGAATAACTATAGTTATGGATAAGAATGTAAACTATTGCTTACTTATGGATGATAGCTTTAACTTGGCATTACCTATGGAGGTTATACCAAAGTACTCACTAGAGTTTAGTGACATACTTTATGGTATTACTATGATCGTAGAGGACACGTTTAACTATCCTGTAATACTACTTGAGTGTGGTTAGGCAACTAAAATTATAGGAAAAATAATGAACTGGATTTTTGATAATAGCTATGATAGTTTTTCCTTAGACATAGGAAGCTACATAGTAAACAGGGGCATCTTGCTAGATGACATAACTGAAGCAGTTTTTATGGTAAAAGTAAACGAAGCAGATGCAGACGCAGATGCTAGAGCGACCTTGACACTAGGCTTAGGACTTACCAAGGTAGCAGGTGCAACAGGCTTCGAAGAAGCTGGAGCTAAGATAGTTGCTGGATTTTATGCAACACATTTTGACCATGACCATATGGAAGTAGGCGTTAAATACTATATGGGTCTAGGAATTAAGACTGCTTCAATGACAAAGTTTTTAGAGATAAAGCCTGTAAACAATAGGCTTATGATCCTAAATGATTTCATACACGATTAACTAAAGAGAGGCAAAGATGGCAGATGATAATAGCCAATCCGTGACTAGAATTAAAAAGTCTCGGAACAACCCTCATAGTCTTTACGATGGTCTATCCAACCTAGCTACAGGACTAGGAGGTGCTAAAGATAAATCAACATTTAATAGGTGGGATCATTCAGGTGCCAACTATGACCATGTTGCTTTGTCTGTACGGTATAGGGAAGATTGGTTGAGCCAAAAGGTCTGCCAGATTGTACCTCAAGATATGACAAGAGAGTGGAGAAACTTTGAATCAGATGAGGCTAAAGAAGCTGATGAGGATTTTGAAGTTGCAAAACTGTTTCGTGAAGCCTACAAATGGGCAAGGTTGTATGGTACATCATTTATTATATTAGATATTGATGATGGACGTACAACAGACAAGCCAGTAAATTGGAAAAACCTAAAGCTAGGATGTATACGATCAATGCATGTAGTTGATAGGACTCGTATAGTAGCTACAGGTGACATTGACCAAAAACCAATGAGTGTTACTTTTGGGATGCCTGACCACTATCAATTTGTACAAAGCCCAACTCCTATTCATAAAGATAGGCTTATACGTTTTGAAGGTACAGAGCTACCTGTGTATGAAAGACAAAGAAATTTGTGGTATAGTGATAGTATACTTATACCTTTACTAAAACAGATCGACAACTTTCATACTACTAGTTTTGCTGCGGCCCAGATGGTGCAGGAAGCTAATATTGACATTATTAAAGTAGATGGTTTAGCTAACATACTTGAGTCTGACCAAGGCACTTCGGCCATGATCCAAAGGTTTTCTGATTGGAAGTCTATCAAGTCAGTGTTCGGTGTATCTATACTTGATAGTACTGAAGAGTACGACCAAAAGACTGTTCAGCTCTCTGGAGTTAAAGACCTTATTTGGGAGTACTTAAAGATGGTGTCTGCTTCTGTCTCAATACCTGCTACTCGTTTTCTTAGTGCATCACCTGACGGTATGAACGCTACTGGAGAATCTGACCTAGTAAACTACATTGAGACATTACAGGGACTACATAAGGATATATTTGTACCAAGGCTTAAGATTATAGATACCTTACTAGCTGCACATTATGGGTTAGAAGAAGAGAAACTTAAGTATAGTTGGGGATGTATCTTTCCAGAGTCTGCTGGACAAAAAGCTGTTCGTGAGAAAGATCATGGAGAGTTTATATGTAGGCTAGTTGAATCAGGTGTCTTAGACACTGAATCTGCCCTAGCTGAAATGCAAACTAAGGGAGGCATAAGTAAAGATGCTAAAACTGGGATTAACCCAAATGAAGTCAAATTAAAATCAGGAGACAAGAATGTTAAAAGCACATAAATGTCTACTAGTTGATGAAGCCTTAATAGGTGTACAACTAGAAGATAGAATAAGTGTACCTACAAAGCGAACCATGACTGATGCAGGACAAATGCTCGTACCATGTAAGTTTGCCCGTACAGGAGCACAGCTATACACTGCTAAACAGTTAGGTCTAGTAGATGTAGACCCAAGTAAAATTATAACAGTAATGCGCGAAGCTTCTGATGTGTTTGATACAGCATCTATTGAGAGCTTTCGTAGTTCGCCTGTAACTGTAGGACATCCATTAAATGACGATGGAACTCCCAAAGCTGTCTCTGCTGAAAATGCAAAAGATTTACAAATGGGTATGCTTGAAGGAATGCCTGTTGTTGATGAAGACACCCTTGGTGGTGTTCTAGTTATCACAGCTCAACAAGCTATTGATGCAATCGAAGAAGGCACACAAGAGTTGTCAGCAGGTTACACTTGCGACATAGAAATGATTGGTGATAAATACTTCCAACGAAACATTCGTGCCAACCATATTGCAATTGTGTCTAAAGGACGAGCTGGTGCTTCGTGCAGAATCTCTGATGAAGCGGGTTTGCTTATTGAAGATCAATTCCAAACTAACCAAGCAGAACTAGCTAGCACCTTACTATTGGTGGCAGACGCTGAAGCTAGAGTATCAGCCTCTGAAAAAGTTGTAGCTGAGATGCTAGTGGATATAGGTAAGCTTGAAAATAGTTTGGCAGATGCACAGCTAGCCGCTACTCAAGGTGTAGTAGAACGGTGCAGTGCTATAGAAAACGCTAGGTTAATTGCAGATATGCGTGACCTAGGGGACAAATCTGTTGCAGAGATTGAGCGTATGGTTGTTGAAGACCAAATGCAAGATAAGGATCTTAGCAGCAAAAGTGAAGCTTATATTTCAGCTATGTTTGAAATCTTAGTGGATGCCTCTAAGGGGGAAACACCCATGAGCAAATTACTTAAAACAGTGGCAGTAGCTGATACAGTTGTCATACCTAAAGCTGTAGATAAAGTAGAACAAGCTCGACAAGCTTCTATTAAACGTAACAAATAGAATAACACAACTTTAATTAGGAATATTAAATGACCACTCAAGCTTTTAACTTATACACTGCAAACGGGTATGCTGGCGACCTTGTAGACTCAGGCCCACGCGTTATCCAAACTGGTATCTTAACCTCTGCTGAAGCTGGCTTTGGAGTCGCAATGAAACGCGATACATCTGTTGCTCGTGGAGTAGCACTTGGAGGCACAGCTAACGTCTATGCTATTGCTCAACGTGAATACAACCATGAAGCAGGCACTCGCCCTTCTCCTGGAAACGACACTGTATACAAGCAGACTGAATCAGTATCTTTGATTCGACAAGGCTACTTGTACGCTCTGCTATCTGGAGCTGTTGCTGTCACTGAAGGTGAGCTACTACACGTAGACCAAGTTACTGGTCTGTTTAGCAAAGATGCTGTTGCTGGTGATGTAGTCGCTACAACTAATGTATACGCTGATGAGTCTGCCCTAGCTGGTGAAGTCTTCAAGATTCGTATCGACATTAAGTAAGTTTTACTTTATAGGCTATTAAACAGCCTTAAACCAATTCTAAGGAAATTAAATGAAGACAGTAAAAGCATATGCTATTAACGATTCCAACCAGCCCTTGGTAGACCAAGAGTTAGTTGATTTCGTGATTAACGACGCAGTACACCACCTGATCACTGTAGGTCAGTTGAACGATGACGAAGGTGTGTTCTTTCAGCGCCAACTTGAATACATCCAAGCACAAAGCTATGATGTCCTATACCCTGAGTTGAAGGGTCGAACCTTGTTCGTAAACAACACAGAAGGCGGCGAAGGTATTGAAACTATTACTTACCGTAGCTATGACAAGCGTGGCGAGACTGCCATTATTGCAGGCAAGGCAACTGACCTTCCTCGTGGTGACATCTCAGGTAAAGAGTATAGCATCTCTGTTCGTACTCTAGGTAATGCATTCGGTTACTCTCGTCAAGAGATGGCTGCTGCAAGGGTTACTGGTATGCCTTTGGATGCACGTAAAGCTGAAGCTACTCGTAAGTCTTATGAAGAGAAAGTTAATCAGCTTATCTTCTTTGGATCTCCTGATAACAACCTCCAAGGTTTCTTCCACGGGCCAGTAGGTTCTCCTGCATTGACAGCTTCTCGTACTGCTGTTGCTGGTTCTGCTGCTTCTGGAGCAACAGCTTGGCGTACAGATAAGACTCCTGATGAAATCATCGCTGACCTTACCACTGCTTTGACAGCAATGTATGCAGATACCTTGCAGATCTTTAGCCCTGATATGATAATCATGTCTGTAGCTGATAAGAAGCTATTGCAGAATACTCCAAGATCTATTCACTCAGATGTAAGCATCTTAAATTGGTTCGTAGCTAACAACGACTTTATTACTTCTGCTGACCAGATTAAAGATGTAAACGAAGTTGCTGGTATCTACCCAACTGTAGCTAACATTGCAAATGAGATTAAGCCTGGAAATGGTAGTGCTGGTTTTACAGTAGTAGCATCTGGACAAGATAACATGCGTATTCGTGAGCCTTTCCCTTACATCCATTTACCTGTACAGCTTAAAGGTTTGGAATTTGAGATTAACTGCTACGGCCGATTCGCTGGCGTAGAGATGATCCGACCTGCTGCTGTTGCTCATTGGCTTGGCATTGGCTAATTAGAAGTTAGTTAATTAGAGTCCAGTACTAATGTGCTGGACTCTTATACGGAGAGATTATGATGGAAACCAGATCACCACGCAAGCTATTTAGTATGGATGCCATAGTAATGGGGACATTTTTGTCACTCATTGGATGGGGTAGCCTTGAGATTATATCTAACAATGAAGTGTTAGCATCTCTAGTAGAAAAGCATGTAGTCATAGATAGAAGTCTCCTAACCATAGCTGAAACTAGTTCAACACTATTAAGGATGGAAGTAAGTCAAGAGTACTTTAGTTCTTCCATAAAGAAAGATATTGTTGAAATAAAGAGATCCCTTTCCCTCTTAAATGAAAGGGTACATTTAACATATGATAGAGAACAAAAATGAAAATTAAATCAAACCTAGTATTTAACACATCACTTCTAGCACGACACATTAAGCAAGGTAACAACGGTGACAAAGTAGTTATCGGTGGATCTCAGCCTGAATACATGATTATTCCTGCTGGATCTACCATTGAGCTGTCTGACGAAGCATGGAAGAAGTTTGCCAAAGCAGGTGAGCCATTACTAAAGTCAGGTGGTTTAACTATCACTAAAGCTCCTAAGTTGTCTGATGATGAACAAGCTGATGCTGATGCTAAAGAATTGGCTGAAGCTAAAGTTAATCTTGCTAAACTATCTGAAGCTGCTAAGGCTGCTGAAGTTGCTAAGGCTGTTGAAGCTGATTCTAAGAAAAGTAAGTAACAACTAACAAACAGGAGTAATTAATGGCTAGTGTAGCAGATTTTAAAGACAGGTTCCCAGAGTTTGATGATGAAGATGAATTAAGAGTAAAGCTGTTCTTAGATGATGCTGCACTAATTATGTCATCTCCTGCCAAGTGGTTGGACTTTTATGACGTAGCCCAAATGTATAGCGCAGCCCACATACTTGTGGTAAGCATACATAGTGAAAGTGGGGACAGTGGGACTTTATCACCTATAAAGCAACAGGAGGTTGATGACGTAGTTATTAAAAGTGCTATAAGTGATGTGTCACCAACCTTTGATGATATGTACTCTACCTCTTATGGTAAAAGGTATATATCATATAGGCGTAGGTGTTTCTTAGGGGTAATAGGAGTATAGTATGGCAATGCAAATGCAAAGAGCCTTTAATGCTAGGATGCTTACTAGGATTACAAAGTACACTCAAGCTGCTGGTAGTTATGATGAAAATAACAAGTGGATTGATGGAGCAATAGAGACATTAAAAATATGGGGAGTAGTAAAGTCAGGCAATAGGTTTTCTAAATTCGAGGAAGGCATAGCTCTTCATAACGAAGATGGAGGAGCACGTTACTCTGACTATAAGACTTTGCATATTACCAATAAATATAGCATAGAGCTTAATGATAAGGTACTCTATAAAGGAAGTTATTACAGCGTACTACAGCAATCCGATGAATCAATATACGGGTTTACTTCATACATAATAGAGGTATCGGAGAACTGGAAACCATGAGTACTAACAACGTAATACTTCATGAGTCTGATGTACAAATAATACAGACTTTCATAGATACTATGGTAGGTATACCTAAATACTCCTACCCTGCGCGGCAGAACAGTGCGCCTAAACCTAAAGGGGACTTTGCGCATATTAGACTGTTAGAAGAGTACCAAGTAGGAATACCTCACACAAAAGTTTTTGCTTCAGATGAAAATACTACCACTTACAGGATCTACAGCCCAACAAGGTTGAGGTTCCGTATAGGTCTTGTTGATACTAATGGTCTAGCTTCTGCAAAAATAATGCATAGCTGGACTACTGAAGTCATGAGAACTCTAATGATTTCCTCTAAGGTTGGATTTATTAAGTGTGATCCTCTATCAAATGAAAGTGCAAAACTAGAAAAAGAATGGGAGACTCGTCAAGGGTTCTCCTTAGAAGTATATAAGACACGCGTATTCGAGGAAGTAGTGAACAACATTACATCTTTATCAATATCAGGAAGTTTTATTTCTGGTGATAGTACTTACCTTCTCGACTTCGACATTAACAATATCTAACAAAGGAACAATTATGGCGATTGAAATTACTGAATTCACCAATGTCTCTATATCAGTCTCGCCTGTTGGTGTAGCTGGTGGAAACTTTGGCATCTTAGGATTCCTTACTGTAAACACAGACCTAGCGGTTGCTGGTAAAAGTATTACTCCTGCTGAACGAGCTAGGTCTTACACAAGTCTAGCTACTGTAGGTGGCGACTGGCAAGCTGGCTCTGAAGTGTATAAAGCTGCAAATGCTTTCTACGCGCAAACCCCTACACCAACAGACTTTACTGTACTTATGTCTTTCGAGACTGCACAGAAAGCTAGCCTGATTGGTGGTGGTACTCTTACTGCTATTGAAATGATAGCTGCCGAAGGTGCTTGGAGCGATCAAGATTTTACTATGACTATTGATGGAGTAGATGTAATTATCAATGATCTAGCAATATCTGGTGGAGATGCTACTTTTGATGGCATTGCTACTGAGCTACAGAGTGCTATCGTAGCAGCAGGCGCGACAGCAACAGTCACGCACAATGGTTATCAGTTTATAGTTACTGGAAACACCTCAGGTTCTTCTGGGGCAATTACCTTTGCATCAAGTACTGACGCAGCACTAGCCCTTGGCTTAACTGCTTCTTCAGCTAAACTAAGCCAAGGCTTAGACGTTGAGACTGCTGTTGAAGGTTTGGCTGCTAATTTAACAGCAGGCAAGGAATGGATTGGATTGGTAACACACCGTAAATTCCGTGACTACACAGGCGGGGCATTTGGCTCTGGCCAATCTGCGGAAGACATTGGTGTGTGGGCTGAAGGTGCTAAGAAGATATTTTGCAACACCACCAACGACTTAACTACCCTTACCTCTGGTGCGACAAACACAGCCAGCGCTATGAAAGGTAGAACTTTGAGATTTTCTCTTACTACCTTTAGCCGTGACGTATTATCTTATCCAAGTGCATCTATCTTTGGTAGAGCAGCTTCTGTAAACTTTTCAGCTATTGGTAGCACCATTACCCTTAACTTGAAGCAGATGCCTACCGTTGCTTCTGAAGATTTGACTCCTTCTGAATATGCTAACATGAAGTCTTACTTCTGTTCAGCCGTAGTACAGATAGGTAAGTCTGTCAATGCCTTTACTGACTCTCGCATGGCCTCCGGTTCATGGCTTGATACTACTCATGGTTTGATGTGGTTAGAGAATCGTGCTGAAGTTGATATGTTTAACTTGCTTTATGTGAACAACACTAAGGTTCCTTATACTCAGGTTGGACTGAATACTGCTATTGGCACTCTTAGACGTAGCTTAGAGGCTGCCGTTCGTAATGGACTGGCAGGCCCAGGCTACCTACCCGATGGTACGTACCTTGCCGATGGCTTCTCTATTTCGGCTGTATCTTTAGCGGACACTCCGTCTAGTGATAAAGGTAATCGACTGTACGCTGGCCTTTCTTTTAAGATGGTTGGTGCTGGTGCATTGCATGAAATTACCGTTTCTGGTAGCTTCTCCGAGTAATATAACAAAAGCCCCTTCGGGGGCTAACAAGGATAAATTATGTATCAATATAGTTTTGCTAACGTAGACCTGATTTTAGAAGCAGACTACCCAGGCCGAGATCCTGCTTACCCTGACACGTTCAAGGTTACTGGATTCACAACAGGTGAGAACCTAATTACTGCTGTACGTAGAGCGCCTATTGCTACCACCACTTTTGGTGCGTATGGTGATATGGTAGTTAACATGCAACGCATCAGAGCTGGTGACTTATCGTTTCCAGTCCTAATGAACTCTCCTGAAAATGCCTACCTACAGGATTGGGCTAACTACTTTCAACAGCAAGCTGACGCTGATGGGCAGCTCATTACTCCTATTCAAGCTTCGCTAGTTGATAACATGGGTAATGATACTGTTAGTATGAAGAATGGTGTAATCCTAGCTATGCCTGCTATGACTCGTGGTCAAACTATGAGCACCAATACATGGGTAGTTACATTTGAAACCATGAAGATTGATAGAAAACCTGGTGGTGACATCGAAGAACTATAAGTACTAAAGTACTAGTAGTTGACAATGTAGTCCCAACCTTATTGGTTGGGGCTTCTTTAATATATGGAGAACTAAGTTGAAAGAAAGCTACAAAGGAAACCTGTCCGATGGACGACCAATTTATATTCCAAGCTGGCCTGCTACAGTTCAGTTTGAAAACTTAACCCAAGTATGTAAATACCTTGGACAAGATAACGTAGTTGAAATATCAGCCCTAAATGTACCAGCCGCTATGGTTGCCGTCATGGGTTCTGATGATTATAAGGCTAGCACAGACCTAATGATGCACTTCATTAAGCAAGCTAGGTTAGACGGTGAGAAGCTCACTGAAAAGAATATAGAAGATATGGAAATGGATATCTTAATAGAACTATTTACTCATGTTATGTACTCGCAGTTCAACTCTTTTTTCGTATTAGGTTTAGCAAAGGTTCCTTACCAGCCCAAGTAGGCTCAGGTGACTCAAGTATACCTTTAGACTACAGTGCTATATACCCAGAGCTAAATGGTTACTTGATAAAACCCTTGCTTGTAAGTCCTCCCATGTGCGTTTTGAGAGAAATACAAGATGGTACATACAGCCTATATGACATAGAGATGATGCACCAGATAATTGAAATTAGACACCACCAAGAGAGGCCACCACCTCAACCACCCACCCCACACTAAGCCTAGGAGTTCCTATGGATGACGATGTAGCAGATCAGACAGAGAGAGAATACTCTGGTGAAAACGTAGAACAAGACTACACTGGAGGAACTCAAGCTTCATGGAATGAAAGAGGTCTAAGTAATGAAGACTTTGATAACTCTATATCTGGTCAAATGGATCTTAGGGAAGAAGGAGATGATCTTGCCGATGCCATTCTTGGTTTAAGTAATGTAGAAGCTAAAGATTCCTTTATAGGAAATGCTGACCTAATAACCTCAGAGACTAATGAGTTAGAAAGATTCTCTCACATGAGCGAGAGTGTGAAGAAGGCAGCAGTTGAAGTTTTAGAAGCACAAACACAACACTTGTCAGGAAAGGCTTTGGTAGTTGCTAAAGCATCCTATGAGGCTGCCTTGGGCAAGAGTTCTGACCAATTTATTAAGGGACTAAATGTACAAGCAACCTCCCCTGTAACAACATTAGACCCTACATCTTTCTCTATGAAGGCTGTGATGAAAGATGGCAAGATAGTATACAGGGCCGAGCAAAATAGGATTAAGCCATACAGAGACTCCTTCATAGCACAATCATTAAGTATTGGTTATGATACTGAAGGAAAATTTGACCCAATAGAGTTGGATAGTGGTTATAGTATTACAGGTAATGTAGAGCAAGATATAGGGGAAAACGAAAAGGAAGAACTTATAGAGGTCTTTAACCAAACAAAGTTAATAAACCAACCAAACATAATAGGATCTTTTGAGCCAAAAGCAAGTAAGCAAGATGTAATGGTTGCTAGGTCTATGCTAGAATCAGTAGAGTCCTACGAGGCTAGGGGGCCAGGATCTCAAGTATCAGGTAACTATGACTCAAATATAAAAGTTGGAGTCGGTGGCAGCATAGAAGGGTTTTATGATGATGCTTTCGATAAGAATAGTGAGGAAGACAAGAAACTTAATAGAGGCTCTAAAGATAAAAGAGTAAAAGCTGATCTAGATTTTGCTTTAGCTATGGCTAACATTAGTGACCTTGCCGAACTGTATATAGACCCTAGAGCAAAAGGTGGGGAGATGTATGGTAAGCAGAAGGCAGCAGTAGAACTTGCGCTAATAAAAAGGTTTATTGATGGTCAAATGTCTGACGAAGCTAAGTCTATTCTACCACTTCCAAATGAGACTGGAGTAACTGGACTAAGAGTCACTAGAGGATCTATAGGAGGACAACAAGGAACACCATTTACTCGGCTGGAGTTTGGCTTAGAAGCAAATAAAAGAGGTTGGACTCCTGAAGGTAAGTACCTAAAAGAAGGTGAAGAGAATCCTTATTGGAGATACTTAGGTACTGTTGGACAAAGCCTATTTCCTAAGAAGTTTGTTAAAGATGAATTTGGTGAAGAAGATGTTGAGGCTAATGCACTTAACACCAGAACCAGAAAGTATGAAGAGCAAGTGGCTTTAGACAAAGCTAGGGCTACTCGTAAGATACTTCTTGAGCAAATGCCAACCTTAAGAGATGAAACTGCTGGACAGTCCAGAACTCCAGGGTTTGATAAACCTTATGGAGATCAAGAAAATATTCAGCACATACTAGATAAAGTATTTGGTTCAGGTGAAGACTTAAAAGAGTTTACAGGTGACAATGGTTCAGAAATAAAAGAAGCCATTGAAGCAGGTAATGAAGCAATAGAGAGAGAACTTAACCTACCTATGAAAGATTTTGTAGGTCCAAGCAATTTGGAAGGTATAGAACAACGTACACCTGCATGGTACAAGGCTAGGGAAAACTTAATCACAGCATCAAAACTTACTAGTACTAGTGGTCAGTTACTAGACGCCGAAGGTATGGCTGCTCAGTTAGCTTTAGAAAAGTATGCTAAGACCGACCCAGAATTAGCCAAAGAAATAGAGTTCATTGGTAACTCCCATGTAATAGATGGACAAAAGGGTGAGAAGCTAGCCCTTAAAGAATTCTTAATGATGCAGAAGACTGAGGGAGATGAGCTTACTCATACTGAAGTAGGTTTGTTGCAGGCTGAAGAGATGCCAGGATTTGGTGCTTCTCCAGATGGTAGGCTTAGAGATCTTGAAGGTAATAACAGGGGCTTACTAGAACTAAAGTACTTAACTTCTGGCTCTATGAAAGGTGCCTTAAAGAAGTATACTCCACAGATGCAATTGCAGATGGCTGTTACTGGAGAAAAAGAAACAAACTTCTTTGCTCTTGATAAGTATACAGGAGAGTCTATACATGAAGTAGTGAAAGCTGACCCAGATATGCAAGCTGAAATACTTGAAGTAGGAAAACAAGCTTTAGAGATGTCAAAAACCTTAACTAAAGAGGAGGCTATAGAAATGAAGAAACAAACAAAAGCACAAAGAAGAAAGTCTAACCTTGAAGAAAGGAATGAGACAGGTAAAGGTCAAGAAAGTTCCTACGAAGCTAAAGATTATACAGACAATGAAGCCACTTCTTTTAATGCAAATGAAGTAAACGAATCAAAAGAAAAGACTTTTAAGCGAGATAAGGCTAAGGCTTTAAATAGAGATTTTGAATCTATAGCTGCTATGAAAGAATTTGATCAGTCTATTACCGAAGCTTCGGAAGCTGCTAAGAAGGAAGCTGCTAATAATAAAGCAGCAGCTAGAGCAACCAAGGACAGAGAAAATGCAGACAGGGACGCAGCCAAAGCTACCCAGAAACTAAGGGATGCAGCAATAGGCGCAGCTAAGAGCCTGTTAGGTATAGTACTAAGTGCTAAAGATTCTGCTATGGACACTATAAACTTAGCTCGTAGAAATGGATTTGATGAGGATGCAGTAAGAGGTCAAGAGTTTGCTATGGTTGCTGAAGGTGGAATACCTTTAAACGTAGCTAAAAGCGCAATAGATAATGCTGGGTCAACTCTAAGAAAGCTAAGGACTGGATCTACAGCAGGAGCTGAGCTGAGAAGGATGAACACTCAGTATGGGTCTACTCCAGAGATTTTAGATACTCTTGGCCCAATGAAATCTAGAAATGAGATTATTGCTATGGGGCAAGATTTCCTTCCCTTTGTGCAGGGAGAAATTAATAAGTTTCCTGTGGGAGATACGAACAGGGCTATTGTAGCAGAAGTCTATGGACAAAATTCTCAGTTAGCTGCTAGCACAGCCACTATGGAAGAAATGCTTATACCTAGAGCTATGAATGTTAAAGGAAATGAAGAGTCTAACCAAGGATACCAAAGTGTTAAGATGTATCTACAGGGTAAGGAAGAGAATCTAGTGGGGGAAGGTGGTAAAGCAGGAGGTGCAACCACTTACACTGCGGAGTACGCTAGGGATAGAGCCGACTTACTAGTGTGGATAAAGGAGAATCCTGTGATAGCCGCTTCCGCTGTTGTAGGGGGTGGACTAACTTTAGCTGCATACAACTTAGCTATGGGTAACAGCCCCGCAAAACCGCTACCTGAAGGTGGGGCGGGTGAGATGTTATCAAACCGTGCCAAACTTAACTCAGTAGATGGACCTGTCTATGCTCCTGATCATGACATAAGCCAAGTAGGTGCAGTCACAGGATCGATGGCTAACTTCAATATAGGTAAGTCTGGAGTCAAGTTACCCGAAAATAAAAACTCAGGAACTGGAGGTGAAGTGTCAGGAGTAAATAGCTTCTGGAATTCTGAAAATAATAACAGTAAGTTGCCTAGTGGTTTAAACTCTCCTCAGGATGGTAGTATTCCACTGTCTGACCTCGTGACACCTACAGCATTGCCTAACACTAACATTATTAAAGATAAGCAACCAATATCTATATCTACTGTAAATGAAAATAATGTTGATATACAGATCTTTAATGACAAAGATAGTACTGAAGTTAGAGCTACAGTTGGTGAAGATGAATATGTAAATAGGGAGAACGGTAATTCAACTTAAACAAAAAGTATTTCTGGAAGTTTGGGATGCTCAAGAAGGAGGCAATCTAATACTAGATGCCTCTGGATTGCGTGTTGACTTTGATGTGAGGCATATACCTGATTTTAGCAGGGCTGCCTTTACTATCTATAACCTTAACAATGAAACTATAACAAGCCTTATGAGTGAAGGACTATACGTTACTCTAAAGGTTCAATTGCATGATGGAAATATTCAGCTATTAGCTAATAAGTTTTATATAAACAATGCAGTAGATGAGCTTGTTCTACCTAACCGTATTACAACTCTTTACTGTTTTGACAGGCTACGCTCTACATTTCTTGAAAGACAAGTGTCTATACCAGTAGGGAACTACCCTAACCTTAAAGACATGATTGACTCTCTGCTAGTCAGGGCTGGGTATAACTCTTCTAGGGATGATGAATTTATAAGCTTTCCTGCTGGTAGGGTATACCAACCCTCTAAGAGGTCAACTAGATTGCTAAATGGTAGTGTGCAGCAGTGCCTTAGGAGGCTTGAGAAAGAATATAAATTCTACACATACACTAATAATGGTAGGCTTTTATTTAAGCACTTTCCTGATTTAGATACTGTTAGTAAAACTTCTCTACCTGACTCTCCTATAATAAAGCTTAGTACTCGCTCAATGAGGTCTACTCCTAAGATAGGTATAGCCTCTTGCACAATACATAGCAATCTAAATGGAGATATAACCACATCGTCAGTATTAGACTTATCTCAACTATTAACTATAGGTGTAGATGAAAGTAAAGAAACTCTACTAGTAGTCGAGAACTACTTAAAGAACTTTTCTAATAATACTATATACCAAGCTTTTGCTATTACTCACACAGGGAGTAACTATACAGCAGACTGGTCAACCCGTATAACAGGTCTATCACCAACACGAGGTAAGAGAATGCCTACGGGTGTTAGGTGGATGAACTAACTAGGAGGTACAATGCCAACTGTAACACCAGCCTATATAATATATACACCTTTTGAAGGTGCAGAACAAGAAATACATTTTGACGCTGTTATCTCAGAAGACCATAAAACTCTAGCTGAAGTAACTAAGTTCCCTGTACAGACAGGCTTTCATGTAAGTAACCATTCAATAAGGAAGAATAGGCCAGTATCTTTAACAGGAATTATATCTAATGTAAAAATGGATCTTGGTGACTTTGAGCCTAAGACAAGGTATGGATCAGATCCTGCTTCGTACATTAAAGCTACTTTAGATTCAATAATACTATCTGGGCTAGTATGTAAAGTAGTAACTAACCTAGGAGACTACGACCCAGTAGTGTTTACCTCCTTTAGCACTAAGCAGAAATCTGGAATGGTTGACTCTATGGAGTTTACTATATCTGGTGAAGAGATTGTGATAGACACTACAATAGGCTTCACAGCTCCTACACCCATCACTTTTACTAAGTTACAAGGTGATGAGAGGACTGCTTGGGTAGAGAGGTTAGAAGAGTCAGAAGTGTACATAGGTGTATGTGATGGGATATCAAAAGGTACATACAATAAAGGTCAAGACTTTGTAATATATGATGAGAATTCAGCAGGAGTTCCTGTTGAGACTAAGTATATATTTATAGGTATAGATCCTAGCTCTGGAGCAGAGATGTACGAAGTCCACATCAGTGAAAACTCTTGTGCTGTAGTGGGTGCTAGCTCATCTAGTGAAGTAAGTGTAGACTCTTGTTCCGAAGAAGGATTTAAGGGATCATTAATTGGTGGTATAAAGCAGATTGGTGGTTGCCTACTTGGGGAAGCCACTTCTATAGTACTAGATTCTGTAGAGAATACTATAGACACAGCTATGGGTAAGTTAGTTAAGAGTACACGAGGACTATTCTATGATACTATAGAGTTTGCTGGTGGGCCTGACTCTATAGGTGGCATGATTACTAGCGCAGGTATTAGTTGTATAGTAAGAGGAGCCACTGGAAATACAGACCCAGGAACTTACAACCCAGGAGAATCCTTACCAACCACTGAACAAATCATGACAGGAGCAAGTGAAGGGCTAGGCTTTACTGAGCCACCACAGGAAGTAGTAACATTGATTCAAATAAGATGCGACTGCGGGGGTGAATCACAAACTGAAGAAATACCTACCTTGTTCCCTAATATTATAGGATAGCATATGAATTTAGACGACTATGAATTTCAAAAACCCGGACGTATAATTGAGTATTTTCCAACTACACAAACAGCTACAGTAAAGATTAGTAACTCTAGGACTTACGATACTTCTGGGATAGATGATGAGCAGGTAGAGCCAGTACTACTATACGAAGTACCAGTGTTTACTGCTGGAGGAGGAGGCTGGCATATGACCTTCCCTATTAAGGGTGGTGATCCATGCTTACTAAGCTTTAGTGAGTTTGGGTATGACCATTGGTTAGTAGATAATGAAGACTCAGCAGGCATTCTTAGTGATGGAGATCCCCAACATTGGACTGAACGTAGGTTTAGTTTAGATGATGGGTTTGCGCAAGTAGGGTGGAACAATCTACCTACAGCTATACAGGACTACCACGCTACACACTCCCAATGGAGGAACAATGTAGCTGACCAAGTTATTAGCTTAAATGATGATACATCTATAACTGTAACCAGCCCTATCAAGTTGACTGTTAATGCACCTGAAGTTATTGTAAATGGATCTACTGTAGACTTAAATACCAGTACCAAGGTTACTATGACTTGTCCAGAAGTAGAAATAACGGGCAATTTATTAGTGGGTGGAAATATTACGGGTCTAGGGTCGGCATATATCTCTGCGGCTATCACAGCAGCATCGTCAGCCGTTGCGGGAGCGATGGTGTCACTTAGTGCGGCTATTGGTGGAATATCAATGACAGGGCACACACACAACGAGAATGGGACTACTGGTGGAGTTACTAGCCCACCTAACTAGGACAAACAAATGTACTTAGCACTAGATAAAGATTCCTTCGATCTAATACTGAAAGAAGGCGGCGGTGTTGAGCGTGTTACTGATGGAAGGTTCGTAGTACAGCAAGTCCAGTCCAAGCTTAGAGCTTGGCTGGGTGAGTGGCTATTAGATCCTAGCATTGGTTGGCTCAACGAAGAAGACTTCAAAAAGAACTTCAACCAAGCAAACATCGAGAGGAGAGCCAGAGTTATAATTCTTGGCACTCAAGGTGTCTTATCAATAATATCTATGGACTCTTCATACAGTAAGCGAAAGCTAACACTAGAGTTTAGAGCCAACACTATATATGGTAACATAGATATAACTATTCCGTGGGGGATATAAAAATGGCAGGCTTAACTAGCGGAGGTTTCATACCAGAGACTTATGATGCAATTAAAGCTAGGATAGAGGGAAAACTAGAAATCCTTAATCCTGGCTTCGACTTCAGCCCAGAGTCTCCTGATGGACAAATTATAGGAGTAATGTCTTATGAGTTGTTTCAGGCTTGGTCTGAGCTTAATAAAGTATACAACAGTTACAACCCATCAGTAGCTACAGGAGCGGCGCTTAAAAACCTAGGTTTGATTACAGGGTTACTCTATGGTGCAGCAACCAAGTCTTCTGCTACGTTGGAAACACAAGGTACGGCAGGGACTATTATACCTGCACAATCCCTAGTAACAGACAATGATGGTAACGACTTCTACACTAGCTTCAATACAGCTATACCTAGTAACTTGCAGGTAGTGGCAGTGGTCGCTGGGATTATCCCAGTAGGTATAGGTTCTATATTAACTATTAAGACTCCCGTTTCTGGTTGGACAGGTGTTACACAAACTCAATCAGGTATTGAGGGAGTTTTGGCGCAAACTGAGCAACAGTATAGGAACACCAGACAAAGGACAGTTATGCGTAACCATTCCTCTATAGCTAGTAATATGCAAGCTAGACTCATAGAGCTTGGAGTGGATCAAGCTAATGTATTAAACAACACTAGCTCTGTTAACCCGTTAGCAGATGGTACACCACCAAACACTGTTCACGTGACTGTGGGAGAGCTTGGAGCAGTTAGTCCTACTGATGTAGCCAATACCATACTAGCTTCAAACTCAATGGGCTGCCCTACTTATGGCAATACCTCAGAGATTATTTTAGATAATGAAGGAGTTAGCCATGAAATATTCTTCTCTGTAGCAAGTGCTGTTCAAGTTCGTATTGAGGTTGATGTAACATACCTTAGCGAGAACACTCCTGGGGCAAGTCAGAGTATAGAAGATTCACTCTTTGACCACATTAATAGCCTTATTAGTGGAGATGATGTAATATGGTCTCGCTTGTTTGGCTACATTACACCTTTTGCTAAAGCACAAGTTAACAACTTAACAGTAGGTATTGTAGGAGGAGCGCAAGGAACTTCCAATGTAGTAATAAGCCCTAACGAGTTTGCTAACATAGATTCAGCTGAAATTGTGCTAACTGTGGATGGTGTCTAATGGTGAACATAGTAAAAGGTACTGAGATAGCTGAAAGGCTTTTACTACGAGAGTACCAGAACAGTCCAATATTTAAACAGTATATGGCAGCTTTTGTGGAAGAGATGGACTTACTGTTTGAGCATACTGAAAGGGTATACCTAGGTAGGTTTATAGAAACTGCTGTAAGTAGACAGTTAGACATTATTGGCATAATACTTAATGAGAACCGTAACGTAGTTCTACCTCAGCAATTCTTTGGATTTAGTGACAATGGCACACCTCCTATTAATGTAGCTCCACTGGCTGACGAAGCAGACCCCGAAGATGGTGGACTGTTTAGGGATGAGTCACAAGGGGACACGCTTAATCTTGTACTAAGTGATGTTAACTACAGGAGACTTTTACTAGCCAAAGCTTACCTAAGTACTCAGGAAGTATGCTCTTTTAATATTGCGTACCACGCCCTGTCACTACTACTAGGCAAGGTGCCAAGGAAGTTTGAGCTAGACACTGTGGCAAATAGGCAGGTAGAACTTACACTAGATACAGTAGATACAACCTTAGACGATGTATCTTTAATAACTTACTTTTCCAAGTACTTAATACCCATTGGTACTAGTTTCACAATAACGAGGATCTAATATGACTGATCAGATTAACTTACACTTACTATGGGCTAGTGATGGTGGAACGACACCTGTGACTAGCACTAAGTACGAGGGAGGTTGGATATCAGAGATACCAACATTCCAAAACTTCAACTACATGATTCAGGGACTAGACCAAAACATCCTGCACTTTGCAGAGTCCAGCTCATTTGAATGGCAAACAGAAATATCTTATAAAGTAGGTGCTAAGGTAGTAAGCTTACTAGGTATTGAATTTACTGCTAGAGTAGCAAGTACAGGCACTGATCCAGATACTGATGTATCAAACTCAACTTGGGTTCATGGTTGGATAATCGGGGACAGTGCAAGTACGATCTTTGAGTCTGATGGATTCAAGGTATCTTTACCTGTTAGGGACAGCTCACTATACACTGGAGTTGACCAAACTATACTAAACAAAAACCCTATGTTAGAGCTAAGAACTACTGGAGCTACTAATAACTGGGCAGTGGGGAACACAGATGGAGAGGTTGTTGTACATAACCTAGGCCAAGATGGTGTAGACAGCCGTACCTTAGTAAAGGGAGGTGGTAATACACATAGATTGTTTCATGAGGGACACTTACCAACAGCAGCAGAAGTAGTTGGGTCACTTGTAGATGCTCCTTCAGATGGTTCATCCTATGGGCGAGAATCAGGTAATTGGGTCAAGGTAGCAACAGCAGTAGTTAGCGATTCCCCGCCTCCAGTAAGCACTGGTGAAGGGTTATGGTTCAACCTAGCAGATGGGCAACTTTACATAGATATTAACGATGGAGATAGTACTCAATGGGTTATAGCTAACCCTCCTCTTGTGCTAGAGCCACCTGAGGCTGCTGCCATAACACAAGCATCCATTTTAGCTTACATAGATTAGGAATTAATTATGACAATAGAAAGATTAAAAGTGTTCAACAACGTAGTTGACGCGTCAAGCACAGATGTAGTAACAAACGTAGCTATTGTAACAACAGCAGCTACCGAACAAGCAGTAATTAATACTCTTAGTTTTACTGCGGCTGACCCAGTGTATGCAGTGACTGTGAATGTCAAACAAGATGATAGGACTCTAATTACAAGTTCATCTGGTTTAGGAGGCTCCATAAGTGATGAATTTGCTGGGAAACAAATAGTAGACGTAAACTCTACCTTTAAACTAGAGCTAGACACAGGCGCTGATAAGTTTCCTCCTGAGAAATCTGTTAGTATGCTTTTTAATGGGTCTAACAATACTTACGTGATAAGAGATACTTTTACCGAGCAACGTGACTCAAGTGAAATGACCTATGAAGGTGTTGTTGATGACCTAGCAATTGATGAAATATCTATCCAACTTAGTGCTACCAGTGCTTTTGGTTGGTTAGATGGGACAAACGAAAGGTTCTCTCGATGTAATAACAACACTGTCTATACTTATGATGCAGAAGGAACTCTACTACAAACTGCATCTGCGTTTGGCTCAAGTACTTACGGAGCCTGTAAGGATGAAACTTACTTTTATGGTAAGGGAACAAGCGATAACTTAATTTTAGAGAGGAGGTTTGTAAGTGATGGAACTGCGGCATCTGATTTAGCACTAGATACTCTTACTCAAGGTCAAGCCCAAAATTCAGGCTCGTTTATGTTATACTACGGTGGCTTTATTTATATAAGAAATGTTAGTTCAGTAACAGTTATTAGTAAGATTAATGTTACAACCGGCGCGGTTACTGAGATCAGTGTGAACTCTTCAGGCTCATACTCTGCGGGAGCACTAATCACAGTGGCTAGAAATGGCGTAGCGTATCTAATGGAGTGTGGAAACGGCGCTAACACAGGTTTTATAATGAACTTGTCAACAGACGGTATCAGCTACCCAACGCATGTTGACCTAACTTTATCAACCGAATATGGAAACCTAGCTTTAGAGGTTGCACCTGGAGTTGCATTATTCTTTGATGGCAATGACTATATATGGCTTGATGCTAATACAATGACAGGTGCTAGCTCCGTATATGCTATCTCCGTAATAGATGCTTCCTTCCCTGTAATTTCTGATGGCTCACCGTCCTCTTCAATAGGTAGCATACCCATACACCTTAGACCTGCCAGTGCAATAGATCGAGCAGTCACTTACTCACTTTACGTCGATGGCGTAGATATCACAGGAGTTGTGTAACATGACCCTAAAAACAACAAAATCCGAAGTAATAGCCTCAAGTGTAGTGTACGACTCTAATTTTAGATTAGTAAGCGGTACTGGAGCTAACACAACTATTGAATCATTTACCTATGACGTAGATGTAAACTTCCATGTCTACTTAATAGGCCAGGAAAATACTGAAGCTGGCGATTGGCAGTTTGGTCTACCTTGGTCTAATGGGGGAGTACCTGAGTTTGAGTACACAATGCTTTGGCGTTCTTTAGAAGATCCAGACGCTACCGCATACAGTAGCACTCAATTACTAGATCACGGCCTTATGTATAAATTAAATACACAGTCCGGTGCTAACTCTAGTGGAGATACCCAACGTATGGCCTCAAGAACAAACTTCATCTTAATGGCGGGAGATACTGCTGAGTTTAGGTCAATTACTTCAGCTAGTGCAGCCCAAAGTGCGGTATACAGAGTTATTGCGGAAAAAGCTGATTCGGCCCTAATGCTAACTAGATTTTATATCTAATGGCTATTGGTATTCGCATAGTTGATGGCGAGATAGCATCAGCATCCCGTGTGTCGGCACTTGATTTTGAAGTGCCTGACAACTTTTTCAACACTCACCCAGCTTATTGCTTTGAGTACAACGGCACAGAGTTAGTGTTCAAAGCTGATGCAGATAGCTTACGAGATGTAGCCGCGCAAGCTAGAGCCAATGTGCATACAGCAAAAGCCTTAGCAAGTGCAGTTAGTGCCAAAGTGAAGGCAATCGATAAGCAGACTGGAATCGACATAGTTATTCTGGTAGGTGACTCTACAAAGCAGAGGAACATCTTAGCAACCTATTTGAAAGCAGCTAAAGCTGGGGAAGATGTTTCTGGATATATAACACTTTGGGACCAAGTAGAGGGGCTTAGGCTTGAAGGTAATACTCGTGAAGCTGGGTGCAAAAGTGCATTGACATTAACTGAGCTAGAAACTATATAGCTTACGGACTGTTAGCCTAAGTTACTAATTGGTAATTCAGGCTACAAGTAGACCATAACAAACTACTTAAGGAGGCTTAAATGCCTATAGATTTTACAAACAGCCCAGCGAGTGGGAGTACTTACACATACCTAGGTGTAACGTATACATTTATAAAGGATGGAGCTAACCCAGGTTATTGGGCAGTATCTACCCCAGGAAGTATAGGCCCAGCATCAGTAGCAGAGATAAATGCTGGCACTGAAGCAACAAAGTACATTACTTCTTCCATGTTGTATGCCAGTAATTACCTTAATACTGGAAATATTGGTACATCTGTTTTAGCACCTACAGGTGATGGCTCAAGCTTAACAGGAGTTTCTGCCAGCACTAAGCAAGCAATTGCATCCGCATTACAATTTGAAAAATCCTTATTCGGAGGAAATTAAATGTCATTAGTAGTAAGTACAATTCAAGTAACAGGTATAGCAACGGCATACACTGTTCCACCAAGTAAAATTGCAAAGGTTAGGCTAATTAATATAGATAGCTTTGATAGTGGTAGCTACATGTATATAGGAAACTACACAGCATACAATGGGACTTTAGCCAATAATCTTAAGTCTAGCAACCAAGGAACAGGTAGCGCAGGAGGTGTAGGACTATCACCACCTATAATTGGTTTTATTAGACTAGGTGCTCATGCTAATGAAATGGGTGTGGACTATATGTACATTAAGGAAGACCATATCCTTGTGGCTGGAGAAACAGTAAATTGTTCAGACGCAGGTACAACTGTCTCTTACCTTATATTTGAAGAAGACGCATAAAATAAAGGAGTAACAACACTAGCTAGGGCTGACTATTTATGGTTAACCCTAGCTACCTTAAAGTGTTATTTGCCATAACTAAGAAGCTTTAGTCTTGTTTCAGTAACCCAAGACCTACCTACACCATTAGAAGCTAACATCAGCTCTATCCCCTCGTTTAAAGACCAGCTTAAAGCTTCGGTCGGACCTAACCCTAGGCTTAGTCCGGACTTGTATGTTAGAGATAGATGCTAGGTAAGTACAGAAATTATAAAATATATATAGAAGCTTGCTATGTTAGGCAAAATTAAATAATATATTGAGATTGCTCGTGATGCTTGGGTGTGTGTGTTATAAGGAGTCTCTTTGCCTTTTTGACTATTCTATTTGGCTCTTTGTATCACATGTATTACTAACTTAACTAAGGTATCAACTATGAACAAGCAATTGATCACAAGCACAGCATTACGAACTATTAAGCTAAAGCAGAAGAAGGATTTGATGGCTTTGTATTATGGAGCAAGAAGCACAACAAACGTATCAACAACTAACTAAGAGAACTAACTAATGACTAACTCAACTAACTCAACTAACCTAACTAACTCATCTACTAACACTAACACTAACGAGGAAGCAATCATGACCGAAGCAAACAGAGAAGCATTCACAATCGAATCCAATCGCAGATCAGAATTCGTGAGCAAACTAACAAGCACACTTTACAAGAACGGACAAAGCACTATGGATAGCCTTGTCATAGCCACAGCGATGCTAGGGAGTATCGACAAGCTTGGCTTAGTAAGCATTGACAAGTGGGTTAAGAACGTGAATAAGTTCATACACAGGACAGGAGAGCAAGGGACTAGTATCATAGCATCCTCAGTGGATGGTACAACAACCCATAGAGACTTCGTGATACCCACATGGTTCGATACTGTGGTACATGCTGAGTTGATCACTAGGGATGGTGAGGTAGGTGAGAAGCTAATGAAGATGATTCAGAAGCCTGATAAGGCATATCCAGCACTAGCTGTGGATGGTGTGACTAGAAAGCATCCAATGATACCTAGCAACTCAACGTACAAGTTAGGTAGTAGAGCATCAAACTTAGCAAAAGCTGGATTAGAGGTGCAGGAAGATACACCTTACACATCGAACAACTTCATGGTATCTTTAGCAGAAGGTGTTGGTAAGCATATAGAGTTAGATGATAGATATGTCATTGATGGCTCTAGGTTAATGATTAGCGAAGGCAACTTACCTAGAGTTAGTGAGCACAAGGCAGATCACAGGATCAGGACATATCAAAGTGATTGTCATGGTCCACAGTTTGCAGCTTCAGACATGAGTAGGTCATTCATGGACTTGTATGGGGTAAGCACAGACTATAGTGCAAAGAAAGTGGTAGCTGTCCTACGAGATGAGATGCTAGACATGATAACTGGCAAGACCATGAAAGATCTTGACCATGCTATACAGATGCTTAGGAACTCAGGTGGCTTAGTTATGTTTATAGTTGAGCAACTAACCTTGAAGGGTCACGACAATGCAGACACATTGCCTGAAGAGTGTGTTGATGACTACATAGTAAGTAAAGTATGGAGCTTTGTCAAGGCTAACAGGTATCTGATGGCTATAGAGGCTGGTAAGAAGCCTTACATAGGTATGGCCTTTGGTGTAGATGCCAAGTGCTCAGGCCCACAGTTAGGCTCTATCATGACTGGAGACATTAAGTTAGCTGAAGCGTGTGGATTTGGTAGCAAGAGAGCTGAACGTGATGCTTATGAGCTAGCAATTGAGATATGTGAGAAACGTGGAATATCTGGACTATCTAGGAAGGTTATTAAAACAGCATACATGGGTATATTCTACGGTCAAGCTTACATGACCTTCTGTGATATTAGCAGTTACGGAGCAAAGCCTGGACAACATAACCCTAGGCTCTTGAAGGTGCTAAAAGGTATCAAGGTAGATGGAGTGAGTGATGCGCAAAAGCTTGAGGAACAAGCTAAGATCTTCCACGCAGCTATCGAATCCTCATTCGGTAACATGTCTGCTCTAAGGAAAGAGATTAAGCTGGCTCATTACCACTACGAGCAATCTGACAGTGGTATGCCGATCAAGGTATTTGATACTACAAAGCCTACTATGTACAGTATGCCTGATGGATCATTCGTTGCTATGGATTATAAGGAGAAAGTAGATATACATGGTGAGAAGATACAGCAAGCTAAGCTAGCACCCGATGTCACTGTGGATATAGCAGGAGTTGGTACTCTGAAGTTTGAAAGGTTGAGTTTTAAGACAACTACTCCTAGTCTAGATAACCATGCTAGAACAGGGTTTGTCAACT